ATTTGCGAACAAATCCCGGCAATTCAACTTTGTCACTGAATTCATCAGCATATTCATATTTCTTTGCTTTCAGAATTTTTGCACACAAACTTGCATTTGTATTCATGTAACATTCTGCTTCACTTATTCCATCAATATAAGCAAGAGATAGCTTTGTATCAACATAAGGTTTGCGAACATGTTCATAATAATACATTGTTGCATAAACGTCATGTTTGCAATAATAAATCAAGTCTTCTTTATCTTCATCTGTCAAATCTTCTTTATCAAAATCGACAGAACTTTCAAGAACACTTAGACCCATGTTACCTTCTTTGTCTTTCAATGAACCACCAATCGGGTCATCGTCCATTAAATCTTGATACACACAACCACTCAATCTACGATTTGCAAAAGGCTGTAATCTAATGTGTTCTTTACTTGAGAACTTGAGGCCTGGATTGATTATAATGTCATTGACAATTTTAATTTGTTCAGGACTAAATCCATTATAAACTGCATTTGCAATCATTAAGTCGTATCGTTTGATATTATAACCGAACAAAGCCACATTTTCTTCTTTCATCATGTCCATCAACTTTTCTCTTGCATCAGGCATATCAGAATGAATAATGACGAAGGTATCTTTAATACCCTCGTCGACGTTTGGTTTATAATCTCCCAATACACACAACCACCAGTGAGGTAATACCTCAAAGTCAAAGAAACGTTCTTGCATATTTCCTCCTAAAACGGTTTTACATTCGGGTCATATTTACCACGCTTTGTGAAAATTTGTATTGTTGATTTTGTTTTTGTAAGCGGACTTATTTCAAACTCTACTTCAACATCATACAAAGAACATATATCTTCTTTGAATGAATACATTGCCATAGGTTTTGTATACCCATTCATTCGTGACCACTCAAGATATACGGTATACATTGCCATACAACGTTTACCTACAACATCTCCAAGTGTCATATCGTTTTCAAATAACCATTCATTGAGTGGACTTTGCCTACATCTAAATTTGCGCAACAAATCTTGTTCACTCATATTGATACGGAAGTGTCCTTCTTCAAGTGCTTGTTTTATTGCCTGCACTGATTTGTATAAGAAGTATTCCATATCTTTATCTGTTAATTTTAACATAAACAAAGGGTCAGGTTTTTCAACTTTGTTATTAAGTTCGATGAGAATAATTCTTCGATACAAACCTGAAGTTTTGTCCATTATTCTTGGTAATTTGTTACATGAAAATACACAAGTGACATATGGCAAATATTTCACAACAGGCTGATAAATCTGACGAACTGAAATAACGTTACCAGAAATTATTGACTTAAAACGACCAGTGTTTTCAAGTGTTTTGCCATCAACAACGTCATCGTCGATGTTAACTAACTTTGAAATCAACTGTGCAAGATAATAATCTTTATCAAAATCTGCTAAACCAATGTTCGCTGTATTTTGGTCGCCACACATTTTGGCAATAATATTCATAAATGTCGATTTACCAGTACCACCTTCACCTTGAAAGATGAAAAACTTTTCAAATACATTTTTCTTAAGTAAACAATAACCAGCAATTTGATATAAGAAGTTCATTTTTAAAATATCTCCACCGGTTACTTGTTTCATAAACTCATCGATACGTACAGAATATTCTGCATTTGGATTATACATGTAATCAATGTAAATCGTGTTTATCTCGGTCTTGTTCGGCTGAGTTAATTCACCATTGACTAAATTTATAATACCATTTTTGCATGCGATTTTATACCAATCTTTATCGAAGTCTTGTTCAGATACCTGAGTTTTAATTCTCAAGTAATCCATAATTTCAGAACGACCACGCTTCGGTATGTTTTTTGAAATATCAAAGTGAATAATTCTTTCAATATCAACAGGTTCAATTGATTCATAATATGACCCATTGAATTTATAGAAGTTATCACCAAAAGCAACAATGTCGTATCTTGCGATTATATCTTCTGCAAGTTTGTTGTAAATATTTTCTTTATCAAGTGGATTGAGTTCTTCTTTCTTGTCGCGTTCTTTTAATACAGTCTTAAACAATTCATTATTCGACATCGGTTGAGCAAGTATAAATTCGTTTATTATGCGAATACACTTCTCAATTTCTTGGTCGGTTAACTTATGAGTCTGTATTAACTTTGTTCTCCACCTAAACAAAGCATTATTGCGACCATCCCCTTCTGCTAAGCCAATAAAACTTGGAGTACCATCTTTCAAAACAGGTTTTAAGAAATATGGTATCTCCTCAACAACATCATTCCATTGACCCCACTTTCGATGAGGGTCATTACACGGTAAAACAATATAACCCGTGCCATTAGCACGAGTATCAATATCGATATTTAATGCACACTTTGAATGTGAGTCACTTGATATTGCACCAGATGGGTCTTCAAATACAAGATGCATACCACGAAAACTGTAATTATACGAGTATTTTACTTCCCATTTTGTAAGCAAATTTATAAGTTTATTTTGTGACTCAGGATTATCTGCGTTATCAATATCAACAACGCACATATTTTTAGGAACGACCCAACCAACTCTGAAGCCTTCTTCCACCGCTTCTTGTGCTTCATCATAAGACAGCGGATTTGACTTCCATTTGTTCATAGGACCCTTAATGTCAAACTTGCTATCATACTCACGAGTTACCCATTGGTCAGGATTATATTTCTGAATTTTTACAAAATTACTGTTTGGGTATATTCGATTGAGTCGAGCAAGCATTTCATCAGCCATATCATGCTCCTTTTATTGACATAAACAAATCCGCCAATCTCTTTTTATTTTGTACGGTATTCCAGATTTTTGTTTCAATACTATCACCAAAAACAAGAACGTCAATAAGACAATCGCTTTCTTGACCACGTCTCCAGATTCGATGAAGCATTTGACTAAACTTAATATAAGAATAATCAAGAGTATAGAAAATCATACGTGAACACATTTGCAAGTTAAAACTTTCACAGCGTGAACATTGCAAAAGCAAAACTTTAGATTTACCTTGCTTAAACAAAGTAATATCTTCTGTCGCAGTTGGATATTGTTTTTGCAAGTCATACAAATCTTTAACAAAACGATATACAATAACTGTAGGTTCGTCATTCACATTATGTTGTAACCACTCAAGTTTATCATTTTTCTTAAATTCAGTTATTGTTGTGGTTCTTTTACCTTCAATATCAAAGTCATCAGTATACAAATAACCATTTGCAGCTTGATGCATTTTGTTAATTGCTACTAACTTTGTTACAGTACTTGCATAATCATCAATTGCAATAATACCTTGTTCTGCTTTCTTATATTCTTCAGTTGGTTCAAATGGAATATAATGAGTCATTATTCTCAGAGGAGGCATGTCGTCTTCTTCAATATAATCAATACGTTGAGAATACATGGAAACCACTCTATCAAATCCAGCTTTATATCTCTCATTGATACCGATTGGAATACTTATTGCACGACCGCCGAAGAACTTATTATCAACATCGCAACATTCTTCAACAAATCGTGAATAACTAATATCACCGAAATAAGCAACATTCATATTATGAAATTCGCAGAAAATATCTAAGTCACTATTACCTCGAGGAGTACCAGTCAAACCAAAAACATATTTGCATTTACGCGTTAACATGTAACACAGTTTACTTATTTTTGAAGAATTTGATTTTATTTTGTGACATTCATCGATTACAATACAATCAAATTTTTCTTTGAGTAATCTACGCTTTGTGTTCTCTTGAATTGCCGCTGTAAATGTAAGTAATTCAGTTTGCTTTGGAAGTATTCCTTGTGGTACAATTTCAACTTGCCACATTTTCTTAATTGAATCACTTGTTGAAAGTATTAAACATTTACCATCCATCGCGACTTCACGCATTGCTGTGATTGTTGGATAAGTTTTACCTTTACCCATTTTGTAAAACAAACAAGCATGCTTTTTGTCAACTAAGAGTTGTTCACCTTCCTCCTGATATGCAAATTTGTTTTGCAAATATTCTTCATAAGTCATATTTACCTCCAATAAGTCTTATCATTAAGGCTTCAACCAAATCGCTGTCATCTATAGCAAACCACAAACCTCCAGCGTTTTTGATTTTCTGTCCTACAATTTTCTGTGCTTCAGATACTTCATTGAGATGTCCTTCACGTTTAAGTTCTAATCCTATGAAAAGACCGATTCTTTTGTTAGGACCGAAAACTTCTACAAATTTCTCCGCCGTTATAGGAATACAGCCGGTCAAATCTGGCCGGCCACATTCTGTGTATATATTCCCATTATTTTTGAAAACATATCCACCGTATTTACGAATGATGTTTTGACATCTTCGTTGTAATGCTGCTTCTTTTTCAGTCATTTTAATAATCCTCGCATTTTTGATTCCAATCTTTGATTGCTTGTTCAGTTGATGCCCTTGTTATTGCTAAACCACAACTTTTGCAATGTATTGTATATAATACTTTGTCAGTTGTATAATTATGAGCATCAATAACAATGTTGTTACTTCCACACAGTGGACATCGGTGTATATTTTCCATAGGATACCTCCTTAAATTTCTTTTGCCGGCTGGGAACTCTAATCAGAGCCCGCATTTAACAAATATCTGCACCGGCCAACAAGTTTTTCTCGTCATATAAGTAAACGACTTTTACTGCTCTGTCCGCACGACTGTTAATCGCCCAGTGGGTTTTCACCATTTATTCTGTTAATATGACGAGTTTCTCGTTATCACCACCATTGTGCAACGAGAATGGCTACGGGTACAAGAATTGAACTTGTATAGTCGGAGTCAAAGTCCGATGCACTACCATTGTGCTAACCCGCAATAAGAGCAGAGAGGTCTACCGAAAATAGCGACACCTAAGAGGCATGGGAAGGGCGTCATTTTTATTTTCACTCTCTGCTGTGGACCTCTCCCAAGGATTCGAACCTCGCTTAACAGTTCATGACGCTGCTAACCACCCAGTCTTCGGAGAGGATAAAGGGCCAAGAGACGGACTGTTCTACCTAAACAGACAAGAGGGTACAGTATATTTCAATCACAATTTGCGGTTTGGGTTTTATGGAATTGTTTAACGTCTCTTGGCTTTGGAGCCGAATGTCAGACTTGAACTGACGACCTGCTGATTACAAGGCAGCTGCTCTACCAACTGAGCTAATCCGACATAATCCCCACGTTGTTAACGTCCTCGTGGGTGAGCTGACGTTGCTTAATTAAACAACAGGTTTATAAGAAGTTGTATCTACTTTGTAACCGATACGCTCTTCTTCGGAAGTCTGATACGTACCATCTTCCATCGGCTTCTTGATTTCTTTGACATAGCTCTCAGCATAAACCGTCGCAAAAACGTGTTTACCAACGAGCTGATTATGAATCGTTTCATAGTCGAGCTCAAACGATTTTTTCTGTTCATCAGTCAAAGCAAGAGCCGCACTGATAAGACGATTATACGTCCAACGAGCTTTTGGCGTCAGAACGTGATATACCGTTGTCGAACCTTCCGGAGCTTTGAGGTCAAACTTAACCATCAAATTGCCGGACTTGCTATCCATGAGTTCTGCACCGGTGATTTCGAAATTGAACTCACCTTCCTGGTCAATAAAATTACCGCCTTCATAATCACTGAATTTTTCAATCATCGTTTACTTCCTCCGAGTTTTTATTTTCTGATTGTTCAAATTGTGCAAGTTTTACCGGGTCAAGTGTTCCTGCTTTTATCATTGTCTGCCATTTGTCATACGTGAAGTTCTCAACAAAATCGCCTGAAGCAAGAACCATATCGCGAGTACCTGTATCAATAACAGGATGTGGACCAACATACACAAGAAACTTTACAGTCTTCTTGCCGTCGGGTTGAATACATGTTTTGCGACAACAATAAAAGATATTGCTTGCATCTTTCATGTACTTAACACCAGTCTTAATTGTTACATCAGGAATTATACGAATTTCTTTGTCAAGACCAGAAGTTTCATATAACTCCATTTCATTAGTGTGAGTAAGCCACACGAATTGTACACCTTGCTCTTCACTAAATCGCTTCATATTATCCTTGATGGATAACATCATTTTTGAAACATCACCCCATTCTTGTTGAGAAAGAGCACGACCGCCTTTTTGATATTCAAGATACGATTTATAATCGTCTTGAAGAGCACCAAGAGTATCAATGCCGATTGTCTTAAATTTAGGTGCATTCGGTTGTCTCAACTCTGCAAGAATGTCCGCAAGTTGTTCGATTGTGGTTTTCTTTTTTACAAAGTCATTCCGCAAATTCTTGACATAAATGTCTTTGATATTTGCAAGAACACGTCCACCACCATCATTACCAACTGATATATAAAGCAACGGCTTTGGATAAGTTCCAAGAATCGTTGTTTTACCTGACTTAGGTTTACCCATGTAAAAGTCAATATTATGAGTTACAAAATTATCAAATTGCATATTGCCTCCTATTTGCTCGTTGAACCTGTTGAACCCATTTTTCCATCAGTTCGTTTACCAGATTTACGAACACTTACCGTTGGTCCATGCATTATCGTCACAGGCACAATTACAAGTTGACAGAAACTTTCGCCTTTTTTATAAGTAATTGTATCGTGAGATATATTATGAACTATCGCATTAACTTTTCCGTTATAATGCGGGTCAATCGGACACATTGCAACATTGAGACCTTTGATTGCCGCACTTGTTCTTGCAATTAACATTCCCATGAAACCTTCGGGAATATCTACTTGCAAATCAAGTTCAAACACTTGAGTACACATTGGTCTAAATACTGCATTTCTATGAAGAATCACATCACAGCCTGCATCGTCTGCATAGCCTTTAGATAACTTACCTTTGTAATCAACTGTCACTCTCATATTTTTTGAACTCCTCAGCAAAATGACTTATCGGATTCATACCTGCTAACAACAAAGGTAAATCGACACATCTGAAGTTTTTAGGTATTTTAGGTAACAATTTATAATCTCGTTTAACACCAGATGCTATCATCTTTGTTACCATATCAGTGTCAGATTCATACAAATGTAAGTTATTTGCAATATGAACATATCTGCCTAACTTAATACCACCAAGTTCGACAGCCATGAGTTCCTGCAAAAGTGTAAATTGAAATACATCGTATGTTAAACCTTTTACAAAATCATTTGAACGCATGTTTACAATTAAATCGAGTTTACCTTCACGAATCATGAATTGCAATGTTGTTGTACACACCACATCTTTTGTCGGTGAAGTTTGAATCGGTTTAATATGTATCAATGCTTGACGACTCATTGAATCTTTTCGTAAAGTTTGTTTAACATAATCCCATTGATTTATGAGATGCTCACCGTCAGAATATAGATGTTTGAAAATGTATTTACCGTAAGCTGAGTTACATGTTTTACCATCATCTGAAATTTTGTTCCAGAACTTTGAATACTTACTTATGAATTCAAGACTGTCAGAACCACTGAGATACCACAATGCTTCGCCGTAGCAATATCTCTTAATGTTTCTCATTTCATTGAATTGCAATAATCTATCTCGAGGATTTTTGAGTATTAAAATTGCTGGAGAAACTTCATATACATTCAAACCACGAGGTGCACTTGTTGTTGATTTAGCGGACATCTCATAAAAGGTTTTCACATATAAATCATTGAACGAATTTCCTTCACAAAAGATTTCATTCATTTTAACCCCTCACTACTTCACAATATTTATGCATGAACTGATAATCATAAGGAATTATACTCACATTTCTAAGACGTTTGATATACTTCCAAAACAACTGTTGTTCATTGCGAATCCATTGCAAATTACACTCATCACTATCTTGTTCACCTTTTGAAGTTAAGTTCTTTACAATTTTGTTAAGGTCATTTGTCCATAAAACGTAACAATTAACTTCTTTGAAAAGTTTATTGACTTCAGAAAGTGTAATGCGAGGTTTTCTGCCATAAATTGAACTATATACTAATTCACCGAGAGCTCCACGGTCAAGAACAAGTTTGTCATCTTTGAGCAAATTCTTATAATACGAGTAAGTATTATCTTCTTGTGCAGTAAGATGCAAATACTTATAATCTTTGAAACGCGGTAATTTCAAAAGCTCTTGACAAAATGTTGTTTTACCAACACCGTTAATACCTTCAACTATCAGACTCATCGTAACTCACCTCATTATATTGAGGGTCGTTCAGATATTTGTTTACAAGGTCTACAAATATCTGTTCAGTCTCAATAACTTTGTCGCGTTTGAGACATCTTGCAAGTGCAGATACTGCAAATGCAACTTCTTGCAAACTCATACCTTGTGGAATGTCAAACGAATACTGATTTTTATCAGCACTGTAGGCAATCGCAAGTATAAGTTGCTTATCACTTTGTCCTTCCATAAATACCTCCAAGTAGTTTTGATAAAATATTCAATATAATATATTCAATATTATAAAAAATATTACGTTAATCAGAAAATGATTCTAATATATAATGTTGTCCGATTGTACATATTCATTATTAAATATATTGATATGAATAATCGAATCAATATTATATATTAGAATTCATCATTTTACTTGTTTTCTTTCGATGCAATCTTAATAAGTCGATTCAGATACCATTGTGCTTTCTTTAAGTCTTGCATAAAGTTCATTTTCGTAGGTGCTCTGTATAAATACTTAATGACCTGACCTGCATCATATGCTTGTTCGCCATCGTACATCTTCACAATAGCAGCGATACAATCAATACATTCAATCTTGCCTGTCCTATAATGTTGTGGGTGATTGACCATATCATTAACTGTTGTACTAAAACTTATTGATGTTTGTTCACTCATCAAACTTTACCTCCAGATATTTTCTGCTTGCAAGATAATCTGCAAGATGTACGAGCTGTTGTTCTCTTGTAGTAGGTTTAGGTAACTCTACTTCTGGCTCATACTTATTTGTATTCCATTGTCCCATATGAGATTCTATAAGGTGACATACGTTGTTAATATACTCTTCTTCTACAATATCATTGCTTGTAAGCTGCAAATGTTCAAGCCATTCTCTCACAAGAAGAGGATGTTTAAACTGTGTGTATTTTGTAGGTTTATCGTCATAACCATACTTGCACATATCGTGTAATATAAGCGCCGCAATACCCCAGTCGTGTGTCCAGTAAATATCTTTGTTACATTCGAGCTCAATAAGGTCTGCAAATATCTTAACAGCAGCACAAGTGTGACGATACAAACCGCCTTCACCTTGTGCATACTGAGGGTGATACTTACCGGTGCTTGATGCACCTTCTTTCATAAACCATGCCGGCATATGACAAAGAATTTTGCTAGTTGTATTACGAATTTGGTCATTATGAATAAGTTCCAGTTCTTTTTCAAAAGGTATCATTGGTCTATTCTCCTTTGAGTTCCGCGAGGCGGGCTTCGGCGGCTTCGCGAGAGGTAAACCACGTTTTCCCGTAATCTTTTTCAACTTCAGGCAATACAGTGATGCCATAATCATTTTTTATGCGTATATCTACGATAAAATATAGCTTTCCTCCTATTGGCGCCAAATGGTATCTCTCCAATATACCCTCATACACAGTATTTTCATTTAACGATATAGATTTGTGTGTATTCAAGTACCATACAGCACTGCCGCATTCAAGTGGCAACTCCACCGCCTTTTTTAATCTCTCGCGCAAGGCGGCGTTTTCGGATTGCAAAAACATGATACATTCAACGGCTTTTCCCCACAGATTATCGCTAATGCCGCTATCTTTCATCGTTTTGTCGTTAGCTTTTAATGCATTAACAACTTCAATTATTTTTTCGTCAGGCATATTCATTCCTCCTATATAAACAACCGTTCCAGATGTTGCACTGTTAATATATCCGCTTTCTTCTTTATACATACAGTTAAATGGAGATACACACCCGCCTGTTGTAAAGTACTCGCATTCAGGCATACAACTTTTACTGCATTTGCTCATCTTTCCTATCCTCCGCAAGTTCTTTTTAATCTCTTTCCATGTAATACTTAATTGAATTACAAAGTTATTCGTCATCATTCTCACTCTCTATTGCATGATTTATGACGGATTGTAGTAATTCATCATCTTCTACATATGCAAGTGGTTTACCTGTCTCACTAAGTGAAGTTTCCACTAACTGCTTATATACATTTTTAAGTATTCTCATTGACTCATATAGTGAATACATAATTTACCTCCTCGAGTTTTTCAAAAGGTACCATTGGTGTTATCTCCTTTAATAGTGTTTAATGACTTTCATTTTTCCATTCATTCATAATTGTATCACGTAAAATACAAATTGTGTCAAAATATTTTGCTACGAAATCTGCCATTTCTTCTTCCGTAAAACTTTCATATTTTCTAAGCATATGAGAAAATAATACTGCATGTACCATTTCGTGTGTCAATGTTCTCTTTCGCAATTCTATCGGCAAATCTTTACTTACATATACATGCATATCGTTGTAACAAGTAATACCATACACGAATTCGTTGTCAAATAGTAGATTACTATCAGTACCTTTTACAAGGTCAAACGTCCAAGTTATATCATTGATTTTTATTGTCATTGTTTTCCTCCGCAAGTTCTTTTTCGGCTCGGTTTAATTCTTTTTTCATTATTTCTTCTGGGAATGATATTGTACGTTTACAATAATTTAACAACGCCCTTTCCGCAACTTCGGCACGGTGTTCTGCCTCTTTATATTTACCCAATAAAGCCTATCATTTTCAGCATCATCATAACCCGCTTGCAAAGCAATGTTTGTAATTTCCAAAACATCAACTTGTGCTTGTAAATCTTTTACATCGCCAATCCCAGCCGCGATAAGTGCGTCGGCAATCGCCGAATAATCAAGCCTTAAAGAGATACATTGCCCACACCAGCCTTTTTCGCTGACAAATTCAACAGATTGAAGAGCACTTATAATTTTCTTTTTCAGCTCGTCGTTAGTCAACACTTGTAACCTCCTTGTCATATCAACCAAATCTAAACTTGATGTGCTCTTCCCACTCTTTGTTGTATTCTTCTTGGGAAATCTCCGGTGAATTTGGAGTGATAGTCATAGTGATTTCATATATTGCAAACTTGTAATCTTTCCATCTTCTATACTGATGAAGAGCATATTCATATTTACTGATTAAAGAACCTTTTGGCCCAATCATTTGGCCTGGTTTATCAGTGTAAATTTCAATAGTGTTATCTTTTACTTTAATTGATATTGAAGCATTACACTGAATTGACCAATCTCTTACAACATTATACAAATCCAAATCGATACTAAATGGCAACATAATTACTTCACCTCCACTCTGGTGTTCCATTTCTTTATAAATTCTCTTACCTCATCATTATGGTCATACTCATATGTCCAAGAAGTATCAGGTCCAATAACTTTTAACTTGCAGTTATCACAAACAATTACAATATGTGAACCACAATCATAGTTACTTGAACCATACCCAATAGAAAACATGTCTACAGGTTTCCCACAAAGTGGGCACGGCTTCACCGTCTTTTTAAGTTTTTCAAATTCTTCTTTTTTCTTTTTGTTCTTTATTTCAAGAAGTTTAAGATAATCCATTTTATTTCACCTCACAATACTTATGCAATATTCCTGCTAACATTGCTATAATCTTATTTTTTAACTCGTTGTTATCAATCAATGCTCGTTATCTCCTTGTCGTATCTTACTCGTTTAAGTCGAGGAAATCTCAATGAATACAATTTTGTACCATATGTACCATTGTTCTGACTCATTGAAAAATAACTTACCTCTACGATTTTGCCAACAATTAGGGACGGGTCGTCCGCCCATAATTCGCGTTGAGCATCTGATATGCCTGTTCCTACTTTAGCCTCAATACGTTTATTGTCTGTAATTGCTTCACAATGCAATGCACCGAGCATACCGTCGTATTTCCTTGTGCCATACTCCCAGTCTTTTACAAGCATATCCATTGTATAAGTGTTTTTGACTTTAAGAAGGTCTGCCGTACGTTTATGCTGATAGTTTGCATGTGCAAGATTAAGCATCAAACCCTCAGCACCGGCAGTTGTAACGGCATCAAGCATATTTGCAATAGTATTATCATAGTTGCAATTTATTCTTGCAAGTACTGGCAATATCCTTGTCTCTATAGATGTGCACCGTAAGCTATTAAGATACTGTCTACGCAAATAGTAAGCATCGTCGGTCATTACATCAAAGATGTTATACACGAGTTGTTTGTTCTTTGCCTTGCTGTTAATCAGTCCAGACGTACTATTGAACTGACCGCCGTATATAGGTATAACTGTACCATGAATGATTGAATCGTACATACGTTCACTGTCGTACGTCTGTTGAGGTGATAGCAACTCACCATCATACACAACATCCGTAGGCAAATCACCCATGTCAATATTAACTTTAAGAGGTTTGCCATTACGACTTGTGAACAACCATTTACTGCCATCGTATCTTGCAATACATCTATTGCCATCAAGTTTTTCTGTGACGTAATATACATCATCTTTTAACTTGATGTCCTCAAACTTTTTAGCAAGCATAGGTGCAAGACCATCTTTCGGCAACTGTGATGGACCAATACCGAGTCTTAATGTTCTGTTTACAATGGAGGCTATGAAATCAGTTGCATAACCGCATTGTTGCATTGCCTGATAACAATTGAGCTGTGTAAAGTTGTTAGACCTCATAGGTTCATACAATGGACTGATATATTGCTTGAATGTAAGTTCAGACATACTATCTTGCGGTCTGTGCGGTGTACAATATTCGTCATATGTATAACCGAGCTTATGCTTACCGGCAAGTATTTCAAGTATATACTGCCAATCCTCTTTGACTTCGTCTGGAATTGTACTTATGATACGCTCCTTTTCAAGTCTACTTGTTGTTTGTTGCAAATCAAAACAGACTTGTTCAAGAATGTTAATTCTCTGACCCAGTGTCATTGGTTACCTCCTTTGGTTCATACAATGGACAATCTTCGTTCACGTCAAAGTTGTACAATATACAGCCACGGCCCTGCCCATCGGCATTAAATACTTTACATTGTTCACCGACACATTGCCGTCCCATACAATCATTATGTATGCAAATACTACATCTACTCATTACTCCCTCCAATCGTCGTAAATTTCAATTTCATACAAGTTGGACCATTCGTTCCATTGTATGACGACTTTGTTATTCGCTTCATTCTTTATAAAGTCCATGAGTTCTTCAAGTGTATTGAACTCTCTTGTATAATAATTGTATCCAAAATCGCGTTTTGGCATTTTAACAACAGTATATTCTTTTGTACAGCCTTTGCAAGGTGGTTCGTAACCTCCCGATGTTCTTGATACTTCAAATTTCATAGTAATTACTCCCAAGGCAGATTGTCATCATCGTATAACGAATTTATATCGTCTATTTCAGACTTACAGGTCTTTTCTTCCGGCAATGTTATACCAAGTTCTTCATCCGACATTTGTTCAGGTGCTGCCTCTTGCATGAACTCCTCGATGCTTATTTGATGTGGCTCATTAAGCTCGGCCTTTTTATTATGTTGTGGAATCCATCGTAACCATGCGCCGCATTTTGTACAATACCAACCAATATGTGGTCCTTTATGTCTGGCCTCAAACACATTGTTACCGCATTTTCTACATTTTTCCGGTTCCATTATTACCTCCATTAAGATAATTTACGAGCATCATTGCTTTTTCTTCCGTTGGAACTACATGCACTTGAATCCATGTACCGTTTGCAAGAAAATATCCGACCTCAAAACGAGTTTCAAATGGCTTATATACCCAAAGCATACCTTGCTTTTCTACAGTCTTTTGAGTTCGTTCAAGTTCTTTATTTGTCATTTGTAATGACATTGTTATAAATACGCAAAATACTACAATGAAGCCTGCAAAAATAAATAATACAGTTTCGTATATTGTCATTTTACTTGCAGCTCCCACAGACAGTTTCTTGCTTGTTCAGGGAAGAATGGAGCCATGATGACTGCAAGCAGATTCGTATCATAATATTCACTTAATGCGTCGAACATTTTCTGCTGCCAGTCATTGAGCAAATGTTTATAGTCTTTGATACTTGCAAAAGTTCCGTATTTGTGCTTGATGACAAAATATTCTTCGAGCTTTTTCTGAAGCTCATGATGGTCCCATTCACCAATCTCACGTTCAGGTCCGAGGATATGATTCTCTGCCGCACCTACGGTCGGGTCATAGTTCGGTGTACTAATATAGATGACCGTATGTTTATCCGCATGTCTTACGATATTCTGTAACAGACCGTCGATGTTCTTATGACCGATGTGTTCGATAACTTCAAAGTTCGTGATTACGTCGAACTTAATACCGAGGTCAAACGGCTGAGTCAAGTCAAAAGCGGCAAAAGTTGCATAATCGCTACAATTTGCAAATTTCTCTTCAGCTTTATTGATTGTCTGTTCGCGAATATCGATACCGACGTAAATGCCGGGTTTGTATTTATTGCGATAGAAACATTCGAACATTTCGCCAGAACCACAACCGAGGTCAAGAATCGTCTGACCGATTTTTGCGTTCTTGAGTACATGAGTCCAACGCAGATAATGCGCGAACTGGTCTCTGTGATATACGTGACGTTCAAAATTGGTTGCAGGGGTTAACTGAGTTTTGTTGTAGATTTCAGACATTTTATATATCTCCTTTTAATTTATTCTTCGTCATTACCTTCGTAATTTTCCATCGCTCTGTCGAAAGCATCCATGTCAGCGCGATAATCGCGTCTCATTTCTTCTTGCTCTTCATATCGAGCCTGTTCTTCATCATAGTTATCATCTTCTCGGTCTCTGCCGTGCCAATAAGGTTCACACATTGATGTATTCCTCCTCGAGTTTGCACTCAATCATCAGGTGGTCTATATCACGTTCGACGACTTTAAGTTTGCAATGCTTTACATCATGACGAGCATTGAAATATTTATCTACAAACTGAATGCAAGATACTTTCGATGCTCCCTTTGGAGTGATTATGACTCTGTAATTTGTTGCATCATTTACACGATTAAGTGTAAACTGTACGATGAATGTTTTGTCATCGAGCAATGCAACTTGTGCAAAGTTATAATCGTCTAAGCTCAGGTTATTTACCACTTCCATATTGAAGTACAGACCATTCTTTGCAAGAGTTACACTATCAATAGCCAAGTTCTTACTCTTACGATTCTTAAACCAATTCATTTGTTTTTACCTCCTATTAACAAATGACTACAAACTGCTCCTTTTGTTTCTATTTTTGGAGACAATATAATTGAGCTTCACAGCTTCAATGAGTGTCGGGTTTATATCTTTCGTATCAGTGTGTGCAAATTGCCATAACAATGTACGAATAAGAGCTGATAATGTACCTTTGGTTGCACCAGGTATAAGTTCTTGTAACTTCATGATGCAAAGTTCTTTTGTCTCATGGTCAAGATAAAAGTTAAATAGGTCCATCTTGTTCGTTTCCATCTTTGTCCTCCTTTTCTTCCAACATTTTCTCACCAATGCAATAACCTTTGTTGTAACACTCAGCTGGGTCTTGGTCACAGTCATCACACCAACCATCGAGCATCATCACCAGTGGATTCACTTTTTGTTCCTCCTGTTTTTAATATAATCCTCAATTTTGCAAATGAGACATACTATACAGACGCTTACTACTATACAGAGTACTGCAACACCAATAAAAACTACGACACCTTCAAGAAATGTTTTCATACATTGTTATTTATGTTGAGCCACTTCTTACAGTGATGCAAGAACTCACAACTCTTACAAGTATATGCATCAAAGCGAGTGAGCCAACGTAAGTTGTATTTACTTATTATCTCAATGCGTCGTATTGTGTCGAGTAACTGTGGTATTATGCAATTGTAAGCGTCCATTTCAATGTACTGACATTGCAAATAAGCTGCTTTGTTGAGTGCTAACTCATTCACAATGTCGTGGTAATAACCACCCGGAGCAATTGCTTCTTTCCAATTGTCCGGATGTAATGCCTGAACAGCAGCAATGTACATATCTTGCAATGTATTCTGACTTTTTGCTCTGCTCAATGTTCCATTCGTCAACAATGTCGGCATGCTGAAATCTTGCTTCGGTATGTCGATATATGCAATCTGAATATTGCGAAGCGGTACACCATATATCTCATGCACAAGCATTGCATACAAATACAACTGACTGTTCATGTCGAAGTCATCTTGCGTTTTCTTCTTTGTACTGAATTTGTAGTCAACAATTGTTGCTGCTGTTGGCGTCATTATCAACAAGTCAATTACACCAACAAGCGGCTGAGTTGCCTCACCTTCATACAGCAAATGTTTCTCATACATCTCACCCGGCGTTAAACTTAATTTAAGTTCACGCTCAATCACTGGATTCTCATACTCATCGCAAAGTTGTTTCTCATATTTCGCAATTTGCTTACATATCAAAGTGAAGTATGTTTGCCAGTTCTTTATACCAAAGTAATCTTTAAGCTCCGGATATTGCAATTCACTCGGTATGCAAATATTGTAGTCAGGAATACCTGCATCACAATTGTCTCGCAAAGCACCGGCTTTCTCAAGAACCTCATGCGCCATTGCACCAAATGTTAAGTGAGGTGACGGCGGAGTCTCAGGTGCAAGATGCTCGACATAATTGTAATAATATTTACGTTCGCATACTGTGAAGCAATTTAAGCTACTATTGCTGTGACTCATTCCTCATTATCCTCGTCCGTTGCATATTTCTCATCAAAACTTTGTTGCAAATCCTCAAGTTCACTCACAGCGTTCTGATACATGTACGTCATATCTGCAAGCTCACTCGACGAATATCTGACACGAGTAGCAAATATCTCTGCAATACCCGCAGCTAACAAATCGCACTCGAGTTGTTTAACAGCAATTTGCTTCTCATAATATTCTTTCGTACCGTAATCAGGGTATTTCCTTGTCCACATTGCCATTTTCTTTATCCTCCAATTTTTTAATCTCGTTGTTTAAGACCTCACGGTCATACATTGTCTGGACAATAGCAGTCTTATCAGACCACTCTTCTTTGTCGTCTATACGGTCATATGCGACCACTGGACGACCTTTTACGTCGAGTTGCAAATAATGTTTTGCACCGACTGTGCGCATTAGCTCAATACCGAACTTATCACACAATTCCTTAGTTGTCATTATTACCTCCTTTTTACAATATAGTCAGTTATATTCTTGCGATTTATACCGAGCACAGATAATTTACTCTTGAGAGCATTTACCTGAGATGCCGTACTGCGTGATACTGTCTTAGTACCATACTCAAGACACCACTGGTCGTATGTTCTCTGACTCACAAACTCAAGCACAATACTGCGCATTTCCTTAGACACAAGGTCCTCAAACGTACAGCCGTCTATCTCATCAATTGCCTCGTCCATGCGCTGAGTTGCTGACTCATCCTCAATGACCTCAACTCTATTGACCGACTCATCATCACCTGATTTACTTTTACTTATCTGGTCGAGCGATATTGTCTGAGGTTTATATCTCTCAGGTCGCAAGAACATCAACACCGCATTTGCAAACGACTTGTTGAGAAGTCTCTTGTGTATGTAGTAACCTTGCTGATATAGCACACAAATGCGCAAATTACACATCTGTATGAGGTCCTCCAGCTCAATCTGCGGCCAACATGTATGCTGCTGAATACACAGTGAATATATGAGTGGCTTGTACGTCTCACACAATATCTCAAGCGGCGGCTGTCTGAACGCGATAGCATTCTTGCGACCTTCCTGACGATTTGCGCGATATTTGCTAAGTGTCTCATACACAATGCTCGGCAATGTCTCAACAAGCAATGTGTTGTATCTTACTGTCTCACTCACAAGCACATCAAGCCGATACTCGTTAGTCTTGTCGTACAATATCCACGAATACACGTGCGAGTATGTCGTCAGGTGGTCATTTATTGCCGCTGTAATACTTTCTTTGCTGGCATTTAATGCGAGCGGTATCTGATAACTTATGAGCTCATTCCTCGACATACTGTATCTCTCCTAATAGTCGCAATATCTCCTCAAACGCCGGCTCATACTCTGGAAACTTTTTACACATTTTCTTAATGCGTGAGTTTAAGTCGAACATATTGTTTGCAAAGTCACGTTTGCGTGACGCAGCAATTACCGGGTCTCTTTCCCAGCCAGCAGTCTCAGGATAGCCAATTTGCTGGTAATAATATAGCACGTTGACCAAATTGCATTTGCTCATCTCTATCATCATCTCAGTCGCCTCGTCGTTTATGCGAATATACCTATTGCAATTACACTCATCTCTTGCCACTACTCGCGGTATGTACATAATATCCTGTTCCTCATGTACAAGACGAGTCAGACAAGAGCCAAGTGTACCATACTGTTCCCAATACTCACAAGTATACCGCGGCAATTTGCACGCTCTGGTTAGCAATTGTCATCACCTCCTTCATCCTCATAGTCGTAATACCTCTTCGCAAAGTCAGGATACTCTTCACAAAACTCTTCACGTATCATCGCATTTATCTCAGCTATCACATAGTCGTCATCACAATAGCCTCCCTCTGGTCGCTCGAGTTCTCGCATCTTCTCGCAAAACTCCTCATACGTCAACGATGTCACCTCCTTTTAAGTACTTCTCACACTCTGGCCCATAACCTTTCTCACTGTTCTCAACCGATATAATTTTACCACATCTGCAGCAGCGACGTGCAAATGTCACAGGCAAATTGCCAGCAATAGCTTGTCTTAACATTACTTTTGCTCGCACCCACTCCAACGACCGCCACCACGTAAACTGAGGTATTTTATTTACAATTTGCAAATCACCAATGCGGTGATACCTTCCAGTAGCTTGATTTTTTACAAAAATGTTATACAATTGTCCATTATGATATGCAAATGCATTATTCTTTATCTCTCGTCCCATCGGCGGCAACCCAGATGGGTCGAGCGATAGGCGGAAAGAGTAGTGGACTGGTGGGTTGGTGAAAGAGTGGACGGCAAAGTAACAATTGCCGGCAAGGAGACGATGTAAAGTGGTCATGATACCTCCGAAATTGCTATTGTCCGTTATCTTTCATTCCTATGAACAAGACAGCGGACATCAATTTTTTAAAAAAATAAAAAATTCATATAAGGGTAGCCCCTATTTTTATTATATATAGGGGTATATATATTATATATTTTTTGACTTTAAAAAGTATAGTTTAAGAGGGAAGTGTTATTATATATTAAAATCGTAAAAATGGGGGCTACCCTTATAAAAATTAAAATAAATTTTAAAAATTGACTGTCCGCTGTCTAGCTCATTATAATGAAAGATTCGGGACAAAAGTTTCATATTATAATATATTCACTTTTTATCAAAATATTACTTTTTTCGAGATGGCCACCATTTCTTGCCTTTGTAATATTTGTCACGATATGCTTTTGCACGGTCGATTGACTGTTGCGGCGTCTTAGGTTTAGGCCGTTCGATGAATTGCAGGTTGGTGTAAATGACTTTTGCACGACGAAGTGCCATTTTGTACTCCGTATATGCAGTAAGGTCATTTGCATCACTGATTGATTTGTAAAAAGCGACTCCTTCCGGTCCATTTACGTACCGAATTAAGCCGCTTTCTGTCGATTTGTGAATAATCCAGGCGAACATTTGGTCTCGCTTGGTGATTGTCATCTTGCCGGGCATTACATTGTTACCTCGTGATACGTCGTCCACCATGCGGCCACTGCTAGATGGAACCTTGCAGGGTCCCAGGCCTCTTGGAACATGCACCAGAGCTCAAACTCTTGTAATGTTGGTATATATGACTTCATTCTTGCACCTCATATTCACATCCGGCCTCTTCAAGAATCTCGTCTGCGTCAAGACCGGACTGTTCGGAGAACGACCTATTAGGGTCGAAGTTGTTACTGGCTGCGAAAGCGACACATTTGTCGATTACGTCGAGTAAATCCTTGGATTCGATAATGAGTTTCATAGTTACACCTCATTTTGTGATACTCTGATTTGCTGACATTGACAGCGTTTCAGGCATAAAAATAAGGCAGCCGCAATATTTGCAACTGCCTTATCTTTGTGAAGTGTTGGATTACTCGGCGTCTTCGCCGTTCATCGTGGGAATCTCGCCTTCACCATTGATGAGTGCCTCGAGCTTGGCATTCAGAGCTTCACGCTGTTTCTTCATGCGCTCAATTTTCTGCTCTTTGGTCAGCGGAGCACGCTCTTTCTTGACCTTGGGAGCATTTGCCTTGTTCTCAGCCGCTTTTGCGACGAGTTCCTGATAACGCGGATAGTCTTCTTCGAGAATGTAGTCGACGATGTTTGCCATGATTTATGTCCTCCAATAAATTTTGTCAAGTAATTTTTGTTTTGAGAGGACGCTTATTCAGCGTCGCTCTCTTCAACCTCTTCAAGCTGCTTTTGCAACTTTGCAATCTTGGCCAAGAGCTTCTCTTTTTCGCTCATAGGCTTTTTCTTCTGGGATTCATAATTGGCTTTTGCACGCTCGATGATTGCGAGGTACTCTGCCTTGTCCGCTTCGTCGAGATACTCGATGAGCTTCGCGTTGGGAATATTGGTGCGGGTTGTGCCTTCGCCGAGTTTGATGGACGGCTTATAGGTCAACTGAATGCGACCGCCATTCGCGCATTTCTTGCGAGCATCGACTGCGTTCCAGAACTTGCGGTTCGAGCTGTTGGGCTGGAGATGAATTTCCTCCGTGTCCCTGTACGGCTTGACCACGCATTCTGCCGTGCGCACACCGTTGTCTTCGATGTAGAACTTGCCGTCTTTATCCATGACGATGTCTGCACCGGTGTATTCGCCTTTCTCATAAACCTTCATTTCGTCTGCCATTTTTATAACCTCCTTGGCAAAATCAATAATAATATATTCAATGCTTTAGAATATATTACTTGACGAATTTATTGGCTTTTACAAGTCGATTTTCACGGTTTCTGCTTGTCAGGCTCCGCCGTGACGGCCTATTGCTTCGCGCGGGCCTATTCGCGCGTGACCACCACTAATAGCGCATTATAGTCAAACAGTGCTGATAATTGCAGCCATTTCAAAATTTTATTTAGCGTTGAAATACGTCATGCATGCCATAACCGATAGCATATCTTTCAATTTCACGTTTAATAAAACGATATATGCCATCACCACCATAACACAAATGTGCTCTTGTCAATTTTGTATCACAAAATTCGCTTTCTTCGACAAGACGAACGAGAAAAGGTCCATCATGTCTTTCAAAAGGTATCAAATTGCGACGAAGATTATACAGTTCTTGCTCATTGTGGAGCTCAGTGTAATGCTTATTGTCGCATTGCATATCTGCACAAACTGCATCAATATAAACCTTAAACATATGTTCCTCCTTCTGGCTGCAATTATCAACACTGTTCAACTCGTGGTCTATGCGCCTGCAGGCCTTCATCCTGTGAAGGTCGTCTGACCGGGGGCTGTTCCGGATGCATCCACCGCCATGCGGCTAGTCCCTCCATCTTTTGCACCGTCTCGCGGTTCGACGGGGCTGTCACAGCTAACTGCCGCCAGCGCGAGGTGGGTGTGATGGCATTCTTGGCGGGCCCGGAGGTGGCGTTCGTCGCACGCGGGCCCACGCGGGTGGGCGTCCCCGAAAGGGGACAGTATACTATTCTTGAACCATATTATAAAAAAGGCGAATCGGGCCGCTCCTGAAACGGTATGTATAGTAAACCCGCACCACTCCCTCGCAAAATTTCCACCCATATTTCCGCCTCCCATTTCACCTCTTGAACCATATTACCACTTCTCCACTCGTCAACTTCAATTATCAATTTATATATTATATAATAATGAAACGGATTCATATCCGATTTGATTTTTAATATATAATAATGATAAATGATTCAATTGTTTATATAATTTATCATCAGAATAAATCAAATCAATATTATATATTAGAATCATTCGTTTTACATCAAATTTTGACGGTAATATTTTGTAAATTCTTGAATAAACTACATAAACCTGCTGTAATATTTTGCAAATTTTTGAATAAAATAATACTGATGAAACACTTTTGAAGATTCCTGTGTCGCCATCGGGTGGTATCATGATTGACTTAAGCAAGCCTCTCCCTTCGCGTCCCGCGCACACAACCACATTGCAAACTCCAGCGACAATCACTTCACCAGTCGCTGTGGTTGGCAAAATTCATATAAAGAAGGTGACAGATAATGACACCAGTACAGAAAAAACAACAAGCAGAACTAGCACGCAAACGTAAAGAGATGCTATCTCTCTTCGCCGACCCGCGATTTGCTCGCCAGGCATGGCAATCCGTTGGTCGTGCTATTGCCATGCGGCCTGCCACTCCGCCGGTCACTACATATGACAAAGATGGTAACCCCACATACAACAGTGAGATAGAGCGTTATGGCTACGACTCGCTTACAGAGGACGTTGACAAGTTGCTCTCTGATGACCCGGGTCCAACACAGATAGAGATGATACTTGCATGTCAGATGATAAAAGCTCGTACAGACACTGCTGCGGCAACATTCATACGAGACACTCTTGGGGCAAAGCCTGTGGACGAGAGTAAAATTGAGCAACGCAACATTAACACTTATGAGACGCTCACAGACGAGGAGCTGGAGCTTTTGCAGCAACATCGCGAGTTAGAAAGAATTAAGAAGTCTGCTGTGTCCTCCGAGGAATCTCCAGCTCCTCCCTCGCCTCCGGCGAACATAACACTTGCAAATTCAGAGGAATAAAATAATGCAACTTATTAAAAGGAGGTAATATACATGGCTAAAGGTACAAAGATTACTCACAGCACTTGCACGTCCAACGGCATTGTTGTGAAGACCAGCTCCAGTAAGCCTGGCAAAGGAGGTAAGTAATATGGCATGTGGACCGCGAGGCTGTCCTGGACCGCTTGGCGTAGACGACAACGGTGCTTCTAGCAACATCTGGTACTGCGATGGTCCTGCTTGTGATAGAGGTGGCATTCACACTACTTGTAAGAAGGAAAAGGAAGCAGATGGTTATGACTTTCGGTATACTGAGCGTGCAAGATTAACACAAGCAGTGTATGAGAAAGAACGTGATATTCGACTGGTGAACACTCCTATGCCTATGACAATGACTCGTTCAGCAGGTAACTCGAGAGTACAGAAAGCAATTCAGGCAGCACAAGAACGTCTTGAGAAAGACGAGTACTTTAAGAAGTAAATAGCTTGGCCCTACGCTACCGCGAATGGGCCTATTGCTATATTGTGAGGTAAAAATGATAATACCCGCAACATTAGATGGTGAGATATTGCGACGTAAAGCTCGTAAAGATTATGCTACTTATGTTCAGTTAGCGAACCCGGGTTTTTACATGACACACTTTCATAAGTATTTGTGTGACCAGATTCAAGAATTTCTTGAGACTCCGTGCAAAAACGGCTTCATGGATATATTGCTATTGTCCGTTCCGCCTCAGCACGGTAAGTCATATACTGTGACTGAGACATTACCTTCGTGGTTTATTGCAAAAAATCCGACTGACAGTGTCATTATTGCAGGTTATGAGAGTACATTTGCCGAGGGCTTCAACCGACGCAATCGTGATAAGTTCAATGGCATTGCTCAGGAAGTATTTTTGCAACGTGACCGAGATGGTAATTATGTACATGACTGTCGGCCTAATGAGCAAGTACAAAGCGTATCAATGTGGGAAACTGCTCAGGGTGGTCGCTGTCGTGCTGCTGGTCTTAAGGCTGGTATTACTGGTTATGGTTGTGAGCTATTCATAATCGACGACCCTATCAAGAACAAAGAGCAAGCAGACAGTGAGACAATAATTGCAAAGATTCACGATGAGATGGGTCCGAGCGTTCAGTCACGTATTCACCCTGGTGGTAAACTTATTGTTATTCAGACACGATGGGTTGAAGGTGACGTCATTGGTTGGATTCAAGAGAACTGGCATGAGTGGATTTGGAAGACTATAAACTTGCCTGCAGAGTATGATGACTTTGCAGCAAAGATTGGCCTTGACCCTCTTGGTCGTAAACTTGGTGACTCACTCATGGGTGCTCACCTCGGTGATGATGAGAGTAAACTTCCTCAGAAAATTGCAAACACGAACAAGTGGCTTGCATCTAAGAAAGAACTTGTCATACGCTCTGACGGTGAACGTACATGGAATGCTTTGTATCAAGGTCGACCTTCGGCAGCAAATGGTAACTTGTTCAAAGAAGGTTGGTGGAAAACTTATACTCGCACCGAGGCTTTGCGAAACAGTCTTGAGTATTTGCAGTTGTCCATCGACGCAACGTTCAAAGATACTGAGACAAGCGACTTTGTTGCAATGGAACTTTGGGGACTTAAAGGTCGCGACGTCTATTTGTGGAAACTCATAAACAAACGTATGGGCTTCTTAGGTACAGTCGATAAGATAAAAGAAATTTGCAAAGAGTTTCCTGACATCGACGAGTTAGTCATAGAGGATAAAGCAAATGGAAGTGCTATCATTGACGTACTACATTATGAGAAAGGCATGCCGCCGGTTGTTGCAGTTACCCCGCTTGGTGGCAAGTATGCAAGAGCCCAGGCAACATCAAACTTCGTGGCCACAGGAGTAGTTCACCTACCCGATGATTTGTCTATTGAAGAAGAGGCAGATATTGAGTGGGATAGCAGAGAACAAATTAGTGGCAAAAATAAATTTATTAAACAGCACAGCACGTTTCCTTATGGTAAGCGTGATGATATGGTTGATAGTCAGACACAAGGTCTCAGTCGCATTATAAAACTTATAACCGGCGATATTGCTATGCCGAAACATAACAAACAACGTCGTTATAGTGAGTGGCGCAAAGACTTGTGGGAAGACTTCGAGAATTGTAAAAATGATGAAGAGCGTGAGCAATTCTTCGACCTTTATGGTTATCCTGAAGAATGGCGTGACGAGGTGGTTTAATGAGTAAAACAAGCAGAATTGACTGGTATTTGCAATGGGCAATTGATATTCCGTCCTATGTAAATACACCCGAAGAAGAGGAAAAGATTAACAAATTTGTACCTCTTTTTAATATTGCTCGCGCCGCTAAAGAAGCAAATCCACTTGCAAATAATGAGAATATTTCAAAATGGCGTAAAGCATATAATGGTACTCTTGGTGCTCTTAAGAAAGATGGCACTGAGAGCAAACGTCAGATGCGTCAACTTCGTAAAATGGCGTATGAATTTGTAGAAAGTAAAGTTGATAATAATATTCCGTCTCCTAAGATGACACCTCAGTACAAATCTGATTTGCCTCTTATTGAGAAGACGGAAGACTTTTTGCGTTATAATGTTGATAACATTTTTAGTAAATATGTAAATGATAAATCAGAACGTGCAACATACATCGATGGCACTTCCTGGTATAAAGTTTGGTGGGATAGTCTTGATAATCACTATGGTACAAGTGGTGCAGTCAAAATTGATATTTGCTTAGCTGACCAGATTGTACCTCAACCTGGCATTGAGGATTGGCGCAAACTTGAATATATTTTTGAGCTTGAACAAATTTCTCTTGCACGCATCTGGGATTTGTATCATAGACGTATAACACCTATATCTGCTGACACAAGTCATACAGCGAATCCTGACCCTGATTTAACTGACTTGAGTACAATCACAATGGTTACTTGTTATTATTTTAATGACGAGCGGATTGTTGGTAAATTTTCTTGGGCAGAACACTCGCGTCAAGTTATTTGTGATGAAGAAGATTGGCAAATTCGTAAATTGCGTACTTGCAAAAAATGTGGTCAAGTTGTACCTCAGGCAGAAATTTGTCCTATTTGTGGTAGTAAGTCTTTTGAATATAAAATTGCTGAAGAAGATATACTTGAACAAGACCTCATGATGATTTACAATCCTTATGACATCGGTGAGACTGATGATGAAAATGAGAAAGACCATTATGAGACTACATTATTTGCAAAAGCAGGTACAAAAATTCCATTTTATCGACTGAGAATGTTGCCTTTTGTACCACGTCCGGCAGTATCGTCTATTGACTCTTTGTATGGTATGAGTGAAGTTTTTATCTTGCTTGATATGCAAGATATGACGAATAAATTGTACACCAAAATTGCAGATAAGAGTTTGCAATCTGGTGCAATTATCACTAAACCGAATAGAGTCAAGATTGAAGACACTGATGATGGTATCAAGCAAGTAAATGTTCGTACTTATGAGGAAGCTCAGATGGTACAGAACAAACAAATTCAAGCTGATACTTCTCAAGATGTTGTTGCTGCTCAGTTGATGTATGAGAGTGCTCGTGCATCTTCTGGTGTAACTGAGTCATTCCAAGGTCGATATGACGCAAGTGCAACCTCCGGTAAAGCAAAAGAATTTGCAGCAATGCAGACAGCAGGACGTATTGAGTCTTTACGCGTAATGAAAGCAGCAGCTTTTGCAGATTTGTATGAACTTGTTCTTAAATATTTGCTTGCATTTAGTGATGATGAGCAACACTTTGTAAAAATATTGCCTGATGGTTCTGCTATTGAAGAGACGTGGAATAAATACATGTTTTTAGATAAAGATAAATGGGGTAATATTTATTATAGAGATAGCTTTAAGTTTGGCTCTGATGCAGTGGCAAGTCTTGCAGATAATCGCGTGGCGATGTGGCAAGAGACTCAGAATCAGTTCATTCAAGGTGCTCTTGGTAATCCGGCTGACCCTCGTACTATGGAATTGTTCTGGAATATTATGGCTCAGCAACAATATCCTCTTGCAAAACTTGTGCTCGCTGGTATTAAAGATAATGCTCAGCATCTGCCTGCAGAGATTGAACAAATGCTTTTGCAACAGCCTGAGATTTTGCAACAAGTTATTGCAACAATGCAAAATGCAGGTTTGATGAGTGGTGGTACAAATAATCATGGTGGTGCTCGTCCTAATAGTGGTCCTGATGGAAATGGTGCAACACATGCTGCAAACGTTGAGCGTACAAATTCGCGCAACAGAGCAGCAAACGCACAAGTAACTGAAGGACTTGGAAATAGTTCCACAGGAGGTGCAGTATCGTGAGAACTCTTGGTCGTAAGATAATTGTACATAGAGGTGAGACATTTACTTTGACACGCAAGGTGTTTAAAGACGACGGTGTCACACCTTTTGTACTTGCAAAATCAATCACAAATCCGTACTTAATTATAACTGTATCGTCCAATACATTTCGAGTTGATGGTAAATATAGACTTAATAGCTGGCTTGATTTGTCTACATACCCTTCATTTAGAAGTCAAACTCCTATATATTTAGAAGATATTGTTATTGAAACAAATGCCGCACCACCTGAACCGGATAATGATGGTCAAGGTAGTATTTATTATACACAGGATGCAGAAGGGAATAAGGAATATTATTATTGGCATGTTACACAATGGAGTGATGACGAAGAACCTAAACCCCTTGCAGGCGAATATCGTCCTTACTCTTTTGTGTTTCATAAACAATTTTTGAATGTTCATACTCGAGACTGGATTGAAAGTCAGTATCAGTATGAATTTAGACTTGTAGGCGGTCAGAAAACACAACCTTTACTTCTCGACATGTATAAAGGCATTTATCCAGACAGAATGTGGGTACCGTCAGATGCTCGTACACTGTATGAAGAAATAAAGAAGTGTCGTCCTGACCTTGTTAAAAATATACGTTGGTCCGCACCGTTGGCAAACTTTTTCACAGAGGATATTTTGCAAAGGCCGGAACTGTTAATTATTAAACCAAATTGTTAAGGAGGTAACAAATGGCAGAAATTGATGTTGTTGAAAAAGTAGTTGCGATGGATAACGATGAAGGTTATGACCGTATTCCATATGCAGGTACTAAAAATCCCGGTATTGCTCAGTTTGACCCAAATGATTTTACAGTAGACGACACAGGATATGTAAAATCTTTGCAAAAATATGGGGCAATTCAGTATACGGGTGTATTTGACAATAAAGGTGATAATGACATCACTTGGTTGTTGTCTGAAATTGTCAAACCCGTTGCAGAAGTTCGTAAAGGTGATATTATATTGTATCTAGGAAGTGAAGAAGACTTCCGTGGCAATTTGTACCAAGTTACTTCTGTTGTAGGTACAACTATTACAACTGGTACTGAGCCTATTGGTAATATCAAAGGTCCTCAAGGTATTCAAGGTGAAACAGGTGCTACGGGTGCGCAAGGACCCAAAGGTGAAACCGGTGATACTGGTCCTCAGGGACCCGTTGGTCCTCAAGGCGCTACTGGGCCGCAGGGACCTCAAGGAGAACAAGGTCAGCGTGGTACACAAGGTCCAGTTGGTGATACGGGTCCTCAGGGTGCAAAAGGTGACCCTGGTGATACACCATATATTGGTTCTGACGGTAACTGGTATGTCGGTGGTGTAAATACAGGTGTTCAAGCACAAGGTCCTCAAGGACCTCAAGGTGAGTCTGGTATTGCAAATATCAACTATCGTGGTCCATATGACGCTGCCGAGATTTACAATGTCAATGACCTTGTAAACTATGATGGTAGTGCATATATTTGTAAACTCGACGGTACAACAGGAGTAACACCGGGTAATAATAACAATTGGGGCTTATTTGTACAGCAAGGTGCAACTGGTCCTGTTGGACCTCAGGGGCCTCAAGGTGTTCAAGGACCTCAAGGTTCTCGTGGACCTGCAGGTGTTCAAGGTGTACAAGGTCCTCAAGGTGCAGTAGGTCCGGTTGGTCCTCAAGGTGAGGTCGGTCCTCAAGGTGCCACTGGTGCAACTGGTGCAACTGGCGCTACTGGTGCTCAAGGCCCGCAAGGTGAACAAGGTAGGGATTCCCTTGTATGTGCAGGTATTACAAAAGAAATAAATCCTGTATTGCAAGCAGGAAGTTCTGCTGATATTTCGAGTTTTAGTCGTGCTGCAACAGTTGGCGATAAATTTATTGCAGCTTGGCGTAATACTGAGTCAGGTCAGTCTTTTGTAATTGGTGCAACTGTTACGGGTAACAATGAAACAGAAGTACTTTTTACAATTGACTTTGTATCCGAAACAACCGGTGCTATGGGCGCAACTGGTTTACAAGGTCCTCGCGGTGAGCAAGGTGCTACGGGTGCACAAGGTGTTGTTGGACCTGCTGGACCGACAGGAGCAACTGGACCTCAAGGTCCTGCCGGACCGCAAGGTGTTGCAGGTGTAACTGGTGCACAAGGGCCTCAAGGTGTAAAAGGTGATAAAGGTGATATTGGTGCTACAGGTGCTACAGGTCCCCAAGGACCTCAGGGCGTTCAAGGCGTTCAAGGTCCTGCCGGTCCTACGGGCGCACAAGGTCCTCAAGGTATTCAAGGGCCTCCCGGTGAAAAAGGTGCAGATGGTCAGTCGTTTAGCATCGAAACACATTACGATGTATCTACTGCATTGCCTACAGCAGGAGCAACATATTTGGGTCAAGCATGTTCTGTTGGTACAAGTGAGCCTTACGATATTTACATTTGCGAGATGCACAACAGTACATACGAATGGATAAATCACGGACCTATTCAAGGACCTCAGGGTGAACAGGGACCTCAAGGACCGCAAGGCCCTCAAGGCGAAGTTGGACCTGCTGGCCCTCAAGGTGAACAAGGCATACAGGGTGAGAAAGGCGCAAAAGGTGACCCCGGCGATACTGGACCACAAGGTCCTCAAGGTTTGCAAGGTGAACAAGGACCTCAAGGTTTGCAAGGCTTGACCGGCGATACCGGTCCTCAAGGTCCAGAAGGTCCGACTGGCCCTGCAGGTCCGCAAGGTGACACAGGTCCTCAGGGTCCTGCTGGTGAAAAGGCTCTTGCGTTTATTGGATATGCTCAATTGTCTGCAGCACCTTCCATAGGCGGAACATTTACGGCACAAACAACTCAGTTTACTCGTACACCTGCAACTAACGATATTCTTATTGTATTTGCTCAACACGGTGACCCTGCTCAATTGTATGGTACAGAGTGTTCTGTTCAGTCAGTATCTGGTACAACCGTCACATTGCTTATTGACTCTGCATGGGTTATTAAAGGTGATAAAGGCGACACAGGTGAGACGGGCGCACAAGGTGCAACAGGTGAAATGGCGTTAATTGGTACTACAATTGTCAATAGTTCTACTGTTCCAAGTGCAAGAGGAACAATTATTGTACCAATAACTTCATTTAATAGAACTCCTCAAAATGGTGAAAATTTTGTACAAGTTATTGATGGAGAAGGTGATGTAGCAGGTAGGAGTTGGATTTGTACTTTGTTTGTTCAATCAGTTTCTGATTCCAATATTACTGCACAATATCGTTTTGTGACCGAAACTACTGGTGCCAAAGGCCCTCAAGGTGATGTTGGTCCTCAAGGCGAACAGGGTATTCAAGGTCCTCAAGGCGAACGTGGTATTCAAGGCGAACAAGGTATACAAGGTGAACCCGGTCCTCAAGGTGAACAAGGGCCTCCAGGACCCACATCTGTTGCAAATATCAATGCTCGTGGTGAATACGTAAATACTACAACTTATGTAAGAAATGACCTTGTAAATTATCAAGGTAATGCATATATTTGTATAATAGATACATCTACAGGCGTTGTACCTACGAATACTACAAACTGGCAGCTCTTTGTATCTCAAGGTGCTCAAGGTCCAAAAGGTGATAAAGGTGATGCAGGTACGAATGCAACTATTACAGAGGCAACTGCAACAGTTGATGCAAATATAGGAACTCCTAGCTGTGATGTAGACCTTGGCGGTACAAGTTCTGCAAGAGAGTTTACTTTCAATTTCCATAATTTGAAAGGCAATGGAGTAAAATCTGCATCGTTGACGAGTGTAGGTACGGTGCCGGACCTCGCTCAAGTAGAAGTACTGTCTGGACTCGCTTTTGACGAAGGATTTGGTCAAAGCGCCGGTAATATTGTAGGATACAGAATTGGCAAACTTGTTATAATTCTTATAGCTTTTACTCCCGGTTCTAAAGGTGTAGCATGGCGGGATATAGCCCTTGCTACAGGTTTACCGTTGCCCAGAGTAGAGGGAAATTTGAATCCTAATCCGGAGTATATTGGCAGTTGTATTCCGGCCACTCCTTGCGCATTATCTGCAGACGACATTACTGATGTGCAATTTAATCTTCGGGTATATGAAGGTTCTTCCAGATTGTGGATTCATAGATGTACTACAACGAACGGTTCTGCCGTTGGTGCAGGTGTTAAATTTAACGGAACTATTGTATATGTTTGTCAATAAGGAGGTATTGTAATGGCTCAACGATATGAATTAAAATTAACTATGGATAATGGTTCACAAATTTCCGCAGGAACAATAGATATACCGGATGGTCCAACTGGTCCATCTGGTGCACCTGGCGAAGATGCACTGTTTTGTAAAAAAGCATATGAAGCAAATACTGAACCAACGGTTGATACAACTATAACTCAGGCAACATCTTATTTCTCCAGAACTCCTGTCGTCGGTGATAATGTAATAATTATTGCCGATGGTAACGCAATCAATGAAGGAAAATGTTGGATAATGTCTTGTGAAGTTACAAACGTTAATTCTACAACGACTACTTTGTATATAAATGCGATTGTTGCAACTACAGTACCCGCTATACCGATGTATCGACATGTGATTACAGGAAGTATTCATGATGAATCTGGTACAAACGCAAACCTCATGATGTCGGTAATAAGCAACGTTGGAACACAAGCGAGTTCGTGGGACAAAGTCGGTGACGTATTGATGTTAACGACTAATGGAATCACTTCAGTTCCTGGCAGAGTTATAATGAATAGTACTTATTACACAATTCAATTGCTTAGACGTTTATCCGATAGAATTGAGATTGAAACGTCTGCCGACGGAACAATGAAAAAGTTTCTAATTTTGAGTGTTTCTTCTTTGATGGATATTGTAACAACACTATAAAAATTTGCATTTTATTTGTTATTAACAAAAATTGTTAAGGAGAATTAAAAATGGACGTTAAATGGATTGTCGATGAACAGATAAATGCCGTAGCAAATGGTGGCTGCAAACTTGCAGCTACCAACGGCATCCTCAACAGTATGCTTATGGCGGAATCTGACACGGTCATGCAGTATCAGTATGCCAAACAAGCATTGATTAAATTGTGGGCCGAGGATGAACGAAAAGCATGTGTTCTTGCAAAGATGGTTGACAACATTATTGCAGATGAGCAGAATCATATTGAGTCGTTCAACAAAGCCGCAGCAATTGTAATTGGTGCAAAAGAACCTAAGGCTGATGAATATAATAAGGCGGTGAAAGCAGAATGATAACTGCAAAACAGTATGATATTCTTATGACAAAGCTTATTGTAATAGAAAACAAGCAAGAGGTCATAATGAATACGCAATCCGAAATTTTGTCAACATTGAAATCACTTACAAATAAAACTGTAGTGATTACGGATGTCAATGAAAGAATGGACAAACTTGAAAAAGATGTAAAGTCCTTGCAGGACGAAGGAGAAATGTAAATGGACGGATGGCAAGAAGTATTGATGAGCATTCTTGGCTTATCTATTGGCGGTGTATCTCTTGCAACAGTTTTTGCGAATGTTATTTATTGTGTAAAAGCAATTAAACGTGCAAGAAAAGAAGCAAAAGCTGCAAAGAATGAAGTTGCTGTGACAAAAGAATATGTTGAACAGGCATTCAAAGACGCGGTACTTCCGAAAACAATTAAGCTTGATGTGAGTTCCAAAATTGAACAGCCTATTAAACAAGGTATGGCAAAGATTGAGGAACTTAACAAAGAGCAACTTGAACAGATTCACAAAGAGAATGTACTTATTCTTAAAGTTTTGAATCAGTTTACACATGTGAAGAAACTTTCCGAAGAGGACCAAGAAGCAATTGCAGATATTGTAAATGAAGAGGTTACTGAGGAAGTAAAATTGTGAGGTGACTTCAATGGCTAAACAAAAAATTAAAGCTAAGAAGTTAAAACAACTTTTATGGCAAGAGCTGGTTTATCTGGCTCTTGTCGGGGTTGCCCCAATTGTAATAACTTGCATAGAGTTATTTCAGTCACATAGCACAGTATTCAAATGGTCTTTTGCAAGTATTGGCGCTATCTTAATTAGCTATATTGTATTACGCAAATTTATAATCAACGAAAAGATTAAGAAAGCTAAAGCTGAGATATTGCAAATTGAACATGACTATTCGTTGAACATAGGTGATGAAGCTCTTGCGAAACAAAAATGGAAACATCTTAACTTGATAGTTTACATTTACAATGCAATAATGGTTCTTCTTGTGATGGCTCTTGTATACCTATTTGTAACTGCTCTTGTAGATGGGCTGATTGCTTTCAAAGGCGCAATACTATTTATTTTGCTCTTTGTATTAGCAGGCATGATTTTCAAAGCATTTACATATTTAGGAGCAGAGTTTGAAGAAGTGGAGGAGGACGACTCCAATGCGGAAAATAACTAATTTTAGTACTCAAAAGTTAATGACCAAGATTATGACGTGGGGAACAACTTTGTTGTTCCTCGCTGCACTTGGTGTCATGGCATATTTGTCTTTTGTAACAAACATCGAACTTAATCCAAGTATACGTAATATTACAGTTGTTGCTCTTGTAGCACTTGTGTTAAATTACATTATTTGGGATAGTCGTTACAAAGCAGACTATGACAAAGCGATGACTGCTGATATTCTCAACGAGAAGTATAGCATTCATCGTCGTTACTATTTTGCAAGAAAAGGTCTTAAGCAAACTGAAGTGCAGGCATATATTCGTCAGTATAACAAAGATTATGTACAAGCATGGCTCGATGATGTTGTTGACGAAACAGGTCGTACAATTGAAGAAATTGTAAATGAACCATACAAAGGCCATGACCATAAGTTGCTTATTTGGAAAGTCAAACATCACAAATATCCGAAGTCCGGTTTAAGACGTTCTCGTGAAGTATTATCTGTACTTAATGTAAGTGGCAGTGATGGTATGAAAATTGACATTAAAAAGTCAGAACATCAACATGCCGTAGGACGTATTCAAAAATTATTAACTTCATTGTTATCTACATTTCTTGCAGCATCTCTTGCGGTAAATTTTGTACAAGGTGATTTGACAAGTGCATTTCTTACATTATTGCTTAATGTTGTAATTTTGTTCAGTAGTCTTTTCTTTGGCGCTCTTGCAGGTATGAAAGGTGCTAAAGTTAAACTTGCAACAGCCGAACAGATTAGCGAACTTCTTGAAGAATGGCGTAAACAACCTCCGAAGGAAGAACCTTATTCAGAGCCAGTTGTTGCATCAAATGCTCAAGTTAATATTGAAGGTCAGCAACAAGTCATCAATCAAAAGACGACTGTAACAGAATCGAAAGTGTCCAATGTAATTGAATTAACTTAAGATTTATAAGTAATATTTCTGAAATTTTTGAATAATATAATACTGTAAAGACGCTGCAAAACGGTTGACTTCCGAAACTCGCACAAAAAAGTCACAAGGAGCAGAATATGCCCAATGAAAACGGCGATAAAATTGTTTTCTCTACGGAAGAGTTGCAGGAATTGTTCGGAGAAAGCAATTCGCAGAAAGCGCCGGCTGCAAACGAGGGTAACGAACCTGCAACGGAAACGAACACGGAAGGTCAAGGTGAATCTCAAAAACAAGACCCTACGGAAACTCAAGTTTTTGCAAAACGTTTGAAGGAACGTACAGACAAAGCTGTTGCGGAAGAGCGTGAACGTATCGCACAGTCTCTCGGTTATGCATCTTACGAGGATATGCAAAAACAAAAAGAACACAAGATGCTTGAAGATAAAGGACTTGACCCTGAGCAAGTCAGTCCAATTGTAGACGAACTTGTTAAAAAGAAAATTGAAGAAGACCCGCGCATTAAAGAGCTCGAGCAATTCAAACAGAAACAAGTTCAGGAATTTGCACAACGTGAGCTTAATGAAATTAGTAAACTCACCGGTGTAAAATATGAGTCTTTGAATCAGTTGCCGCAAGACGTCATTGATGATTGGCGTAAGACTGGTTCTTTGAAAAAGTCTTATATTGTACTTCATGGTGAAGAACTGATTATGAAAGCTCGTAGTGCTCAGCAAAAGGGAGATACTTCTCATTTGCAAAGTGCTGGTGGTGCAACTCCTACTCCGTCTACTGGTCGTCCTATGACTGACAAGGAAAAACAAATGTACAAATTTTTTAATCCTGGAGTCAAAGACGAAGAGCTCAATAAAAAGACTATAAAAGATTAAGGAGACAAACATGGCACATTTCAAGACCGCTTATCTGCAGCGTGAAGAGTGGCACGATGTAGATGTTGTAGGTTCTGCTCCGCTTAAAGTCGGTGATTGCGTTCAACTTGTTGAAGCAACCGCAAGCGTAGCCGCCTATATTCAGAAATCCACTTTTGCAAATGCGACGCACATCATTGCTCAGTCTGACCAGACTATCGGTTATGGTCACGTTCCGGTTGAAAATCGTGATTATCGCTATAATCCGGAAGTCGCAGTTACTCTTGCTGCTGCTCCGGCTACGGCAACAACCACGACTTGGAAGCATGTTGCGCTTTACAGAATTTCGAACAACAAGGCTGACGTCATTCTTGATGCTGACGGCGGCGATGTGTCCGCATAAGGAGGTAAACAAGAATGGGTGTTATTATCAATATCGATGAGGCTTTGAAACTCCGTTCTGAGTATAACATTCTGCGTGAACCGTTGAATGACATGATTCGGAACTATCAGGAAGCGTGGGAACGTGAAAACCCGATTGACATGATTTACAATCGTGGTTCTATCAATAAGTTCCAGGAAACCTATGTATCGAGCATTGGTTTTGAGCATGCTTTCGCTGAAACGAATGACTTTGCGATTGGGCCTATCTTCAATACTGCTGAAGGTTTCTCGGCTACCTATCGCACGAGGACATTCCAGGGTGCGTTCATTATTACGCAGCAAGTTCTTGAAGACCAGGAACTTGGTCGTGTGAAAGACGATGCAACACGCTTTATCAAACGTTGGCATGGTGACATTGTTGAATATGCTATGGCAGCTCTTTCTTCCGGCTTCGGTGAAGAAGTTGTTTGGGGCAATGTTCAGGATGGTAAGTCCAAGCTGAAATTGCAGTCTGCCGACACGACTGATGGTACGCTTGATGGTGTTAAGAATCCTCTGTTCTTCAATAAGCATACCATTGTTAAGCGTGACGGTATGAGTGACACTGATATTCAGAATGCTTATCAGTCCAATAAGTTCTATGCCAATATCAACATCAATGGTCCGGACCCGAATCGTATCTCCGGTCTTGCAGATGTCATCAACCAGGTTATCACCTACATGGAAAACTTGAGAGATGATAACAACAAGTACGCAGGCGTCATGGGTGCGAAAACCATTGTTTGTGCAAACAATCCTCAACTCAAGGCTGCTATCGAGACAGCTTTGTCGATGGATATGTTTAAGCAGGGTGAATCTCTGCAAATCAACGCTGCTTATAAGCGCGCTACGTTGAAGACCACGCCTTATCTGAACGATATTCCTCAGTGTGCGAATGGTCAGGGCTTCTTTATCGTCGATAAATCCTACAACAGCGAAAACCACGGTCTTGAGCTCACAGAGCGTCTTGCTCTTACACTCGATGTCGTCTGGCAGAAACGTCCCGCCGGTGTAGTGTACGACGGTCGTCAGAGGTTCGATATTAACGTTGCTACGTGGCGCGGTATTGCGTACGTATTTCTGGGAACTCCCGCCGGTTCGTCTGGTAAGTGGAATGACCCGGCTACGTTTACGCAGATTACGCCTGCTGAAGCGGTTGTTCGTCCTGTATCGATTGTCGGTACGGTTACCACGACTACCGAATAAGCTATTACGGCCTTATGAGAGGAGCCGGTCGGCATTGTGCCGGCTGGCTCTTTTTCATATAAGGTGTTTTTGATAATTCTAATATATAATATTGATTCGCAATACATAGCCTGAATAATCTATCAAGGTTTTGTATAATTTAACAATATTATATATTAAAATCATTATTTTCAATATAATATGAGGTGATTTATGTATACATGGGGATATATTAAAGAAGCTGCACTTGCTAAAATGGATTTATCTGTAAATCAAGCAATTGACATGGGACTCATGAATAAGATGCCATTTTATGCAAATGAAGCTATCACGCACATCACCAGTGCAATTAAGGCAAAGCGGGCATATGTAGAATATGATTGCAGAGATAGAGACGTTGTTCTTTGCGAATTAAAAGAAAAGTATCACCTTGATGACGTATCATATTTGTTAAAACAACCCTGTGATAAAAGTACATTGTCATCTGACCAATTGTCTGCTCTTGATGAATACAATAGTTATGTTTATGTAGGTGATACAATAAAATTTCCTGACGATTTTGTAATGTGGTCTGATGATATAAATTTTAGAGCACCTTATAAAGGATTTCACTTCGGATTCAGTGAAGCAAGTGATGAAGATTATCAAACACTCACTGGTAACAGTTTTATGTTTATGAAAACCGGTTACTATAAAATGGCATATAAAGCAAAATGGTTTAAGATTTTGCCTACAACATTAGATAGTTTTAAACTTGATTGTCCTGATGATATACTTGAGTGTTTGCCAACATATATTGCAAGTCAATTGTATAAAATTGACGATGAAACAAAGTCTGCAATTTTGTATAATCAGTATGAAATGATGCTTGCACGCATCGATGAAAATGATTATGCAAGTAATAAACGAATGAAAGTTGGAGGTGACTGGTAATGGCAAAGAGAACTGTAAGACGTTCTGTTAACAGTATCAGTACTAATACAGCCGAAGACCTTGAAGAAGCCATTGGTTACTTCAATTTTGCAGAATTCAAAGGATTGAATACAAACAAAAACTATATTACTATTGACCAACAATCTTTTGAAGAAGTGGAAAATGTTTATATCAACCAAGACCAACAGTTGCATACTCGACCTCCAGTAAAGCGTTATAATGTTATTCCTGCAACTTATAATGTTGTAGAAATATTTAATGTTAATAACCTGACGATTTATGAAGTAAAAGATAGTAGTAATAAATGCTATCTCACTTTCATTTATGATGGTAAACCTGTAACGTCACCTGAAGATTTCTTTTTGATGCCGAACAAAATTATTAACAAAGAAGGTTTATATATTGTCTTTGATGGTGCATCGATTAAGGGTTTTGAACTCGTTAACGACGAATGGCAATGGTATACAGGTCAACAACTCATTTATAAACCTATCACGAAAGTATCGCAAGGCGGAGTAATGCAAGATGCAGAAAATTCTAACTTGCTTTATACCGATGATAATGTTCGTTATATTTTTGACAAAAATGTAGGTACTCCTACTCAAGAACTTATAGGTCAAAATGTAAAAGTAACAATTGATGATGGAATCGACGGTATTGAACCTTTCGAAAAGACTATAGAATTTCAACCTCATAATGAGAAAGTATTTACAAAAATTCTCAACAGTGTGGCAATTGATGCAGATTTTATCACTGCGACAAAAGCTGGAGATTCTGAAACTTTGTTTTATCTTGCATACAAGAAAGGACAAAGCTATTGTTATTTAAGTGTAGATGGAGCGGTGTTTAATCAAATAAACTTTCCATCTGAAAATTGTCAATCTCCTGTTTTATCTGACGATGGTTCATCTCTTTTTGTAATTGATGCGGTAGATAATACTGTTTATGTAATGACAATCACGATGAATGAGCAAGCAGCGATCATCGGTAGTTGGACTTCATATCATTTTACTTTGCCAGATAATATTGGAGTAAACATGCTTGTGGCAACTGGAAGTGGTACATCATTTACAATGATGAGTTCTAAATATACCGATGTTGAACTTGTAGACAATGATGTATTACCTTTCGGTCATAGTCCTGAGGTCGGCAAATGTTGTTATATAATTCATTGTCATTATCGCTTACGCACTTATGAAAATCATGTTAATGGTTATTCTGAAACTGACTTAGTATATGATAGTGGAACAGGTTCTGGAGAATCAGGTACGCCAAATGGTTTTATTTTACTCATGTACCTTAATGGTGAAATCAAAACTTATTTATTGATGCGTAATCAAATGAACAGCGGTGATACTTGGACAAATTCTGAGATGATTCAAAATGACGGTAACCGTGTTCGTATGGTTGTTGGTGGTAATGAAAGTGAGTTCAATTATATAATACTTAATTCGGTTTTGTTTTATTATCACACTATTGAGCTTGATGTAAATTGGAATCCTTATTATTCGTTTAATTATCATTATGCAACAGGTTCAAAAATTCGTAATGCTGCTTTTATTAACTATATCAATTCGAATGAAGCAGATATTATTGGTGATGTACTTGAGTTATTACGAGGCGACAATGACTTTTATAAGGGTGATACTATTGCAACATATCAAGTAAGTGATAATTCAGTTGAAATTAAAACTGCAGGTGTTGTAAGTGTTGGAGCAAATGGTTTTAGAACAAGTTATATTGAAGATGTTAGATACATACGTAATGATAATGATGACATCTATGATTTTAAATATACTTATCGTGATACAAACGATATTAGTGAAACCGGTCAGCGTCAATCTAATCCTATAACTTTCGATGGTAGTTATACTGATGAAGTTTGGTCTGATATTGGCGATTATGTACGTATTTCAAATTCAACAAATTTCTTGGGTAATGAAGCGTTTTATTATAATGGTACAACTATTCCGTTGATTAGACCAGACGATTTAACAACTGTTAGACCAGTGTATACTGATGGTAATTTGATTGTTTATTATGACACAGCGACCGATAGACTTTATAGTTCTGACTACAATGGTACTATCACAGTTGATACTTTGAAACAAGGAAGTTATCCGGCATTTACTCCAGACATTGTAACAAACTTCATAACAATTGCATTATCTGTTGGTAACATTTTGTATTGGTCTACTGATGTTAAAGGTGAAATTGAACTTGAAGATGGTACAAAACACACGATACCTCAATTATATATTGAAGATGGAAACTCTGTGAATTTATCTGATGAAATTACGGCATTGACACCTTTTAATCAAACTTCGCTCGGTGTATTTTTGCCTCAAAACGTATATGAACTTCAATATGACACCGATAATGGAGTTTATTTGTTAACACCTACGAAATTGCAACTTGGTAACAAAAAAGGTTCAGATGTTTTGCCAGCATATGATGGTGCAACAATTTTCATCACAAACTTAAAAGGTTTAATTGGTCTTACCTATCAAGATTTTGTACAATCGACTGAACAGATTTACAATTATTTGACTGAGAATATTATGACCGATTATGATACTTTTGCAAATGCTTCCATCAAATTGTATCAGTACAAAGATTGGTTATTCGTATATAAACGAAATCAACCTGAGATTTTGCTTTTTGATATTCGTAATCAATCGTGGTGGCACTGGACTTTACCTTATCCAGTATTACAAATCATATTTGATGGCAGTGAAATCAATGTATTGGTTTTGCAAGGCAATAACAATTTGCTTTTGTACTTTGATTTTGAAACAACCGATTTCACCGATTTGACTGACACTGTTATTCCGTGGAAAGTTGTAAGTCAGAAAATGCATTTTAATGCACCTAATAATTATAAGCATATTCGACAACTTGCAATTGTAACAACTCAAAATAGTGAAACTTTACGCTATAAGTTACGATTTGTGAATTATCACAATCTCGAAAATCTTGTTGATAGAGATACCGTTGAATATGACATTAGTTCTCTGACAACAATGATTAAGCGTGTAAATTTCATGAAAACAAATGCATTTCAGTTTATTATTGAAAATGATAATACTGACCCGCATCCGAAGTTGTTTGAAACTCCGAATATTGCAATAAAATATAGAATCACAGAGAGGGTACGATAATGCCAGCAGGAACTATTTATACAGCTTCACAAGCTAAAAAAGAGTTGCTTGAATCTAACCATAATTATAACAATCGGTTAACATGGCAGAATGCTATCACAGGCGTAAATGCTCAGGCAATAGAAGCCCAGTCGAAGTTAAATCAGCAATATATCAACGCTTCGACTGATGCTTATGTGCAATATTTGCAAAACAAAAATGCACTTGAAGGAAGTAATGTTGTAGGTGTTGGACGTGAGCAATTGTTACAGCAAACAGAACTTGCTTTGCAAGATGCGTACAATAGTTATGCACAATCTTTGCAATCTGGTCGTGCAGATATTTCTGCGAGTCAACAAGAACAATTGACGAATATTGAAGATGCTCTTGAACAGCAAGCTCAGTATACTGCAGATTATACAAATGCTCATATTGCATATTTGAAAGAACTTTGGAGTCGTTATGAGAAAGGCGAGAATACATTGTTTGATGACCCTAACTGGGCAAAGTATAAACGATATACTGTCGCTATGACAGATGAAGAAGGTAATCCGATACGTGATGAAAATGGTAATATCATGTATGATGAGACTCAGCCTTCATTGCTTACTGACGATGAACTTGCAGCAATATTATATGACGAACAAGGTTTAACATTCTCCGGTGTAGACTTCTTTGACCAACTTGAAAATGAAATTGCAGGCTATGACAAAGGTTACAGTTGGAGTGATTATCTTAAAGAAACAAATCCTGAATTATATGACTGGGCTAATAGTTATAATCCTTATAACTATACTTCAGAAGGTTCAAATGCAGGCACAATGCGTACAATGTACGGCATGTTGAGTGATGATTATACATATCAATATGCTGAACGTTTTGGTGGTATAACCGAATCACAATTAAAATCGACTTGGAATGAATTACGCAATTCAATAGATATTGATAACTTGAATATTGATACAAATTTTGATGACGTAAATAAAGCAATTAGCGATTTAATTGAAGATTTTGGTTTAACTAGCGAAATGGAAGCAGCAGGTCTCACAACTGAATCAATTAAACAAATTAGTGATGCAATACTTAAAGAATATGACGATGATAAATATAAAGAAATTGCTACAGGTACAGCTTTAGGAATTACAGGTGGTGCTGCTGCGGCAGGGGCGTTGGCAGGAAGTATGATTGTTCCAGGCATTGGTAGTTTAGTAGGATTTTTAATTGGTAGTGTTGCAGGTATAGGCGTATCTGTATCTATTGCTGCAGATGCAAACGAACATGAAGAAGAAATACGCAATAAAGCCAATAAAGAATTACAACAAGCATATAATAAATTTGTTACCGAGTTAACAAATTATACTGCAAGTAAACGTCGTCAATCTGAAATCGACTTTAATCGTCGAACAGGTAGAATTTGATATTCTAATATATAATATTTATTTTATGAATATCTAATCAATAAATCGATTTTTGAGATTCCATTATATATTAAAATCATTGATATAAAATCGATGGCATATATAATGAGAAATATTTTTCAAACGCGAAGAGCGCAAAGGAGTATTTTATGGCAAAAGTTTTAGGCAGACCTCAGACTTCTCTAAACCCTTATGAGTCGTTTAGAGATATTAACCAAGATAATGACTGGTATGATGCTGATCGCTGGAATGTGGCAGCACGTGAAGGTCGTCTTGCAATGGAAGCAGACATTATTCGTCGTGGTGATAGTGAGCTTGGTGCATATGCAGATTATGTAGACAAGTATCATTTAGACCGTGCAACTGATGACATATTTTATGCAGCTGTTTCTAAAGATTTGTATGCTGATGATACTGAAATAAAAGATTGGGAAGAAGAAGTATTAAATCCTAATACTCAAAAGTATGAAACTAAAAAGTATCAGATGACTGAAAAACAATGGATTGAGCATCAACTTCAAAACTGGATTGATTATGACAATTATATGATTGAACAAGAGCTCAAGGAAGAAGAAAAAGCTAATCGACCCTGGATTGTAAAATTTTTTACAGGTTTTGCTGATGTCGGCGGAAGTTTTTTAAAGGGTGCTCTTGACACAATTGAAGGTGCAGGTAGATTATTTTCTTCATTAATCGATGCAACAGGTTCAGCAGTATTTCAAGGTAAAAATTGGTTAGATGTGTTTCGTGAAGATATGTCTGTACCATATGAAGGTAGTGAAAATGTAGAACGTTTTGAAGATGAAGTTTTACATCTTGACGATTGGTCTATTTTGCGAGATGCAAACGGTAATTATACTACTATAGGTAATTATATTTCACAAGTTGCTTATACATTAGGTCAGATGGCACCATCGATGGTCGCTAATGCCGTATTACCTGGTATGGGTACTCTTGCTGGAGTTAGTAGTAAAGTTGTTGGTCGTGGCAGTATGGCTTTTTATTATACTGCAATGTGGTCTAATAGAACGACCGAACGTTTTCAAGACCCCAATTTTGCAAGTACACCCACATGGTTAATAATGCTCGACTCTACTATCAAGACTACCACTGATATTCTTATTGAACAAGGTCTACGTATTTTCAGTACTAAGTTGTTCGGTGGTACTTCTACAATTGACCGTTTAATGTATGGTACCGGTGTAGCAGGAACGGCAAAAGGAGTTGCAAGAGCAGCGAGTAAACTTGGTACTCTCGGTCGTGTTGGTACTCGTCTTGCACGTGACTTTGTTTCTGAAGGTATGGAAGAAGTATTGCAAGATGTTGCAGCAAATATTTCGAGTCAAGTTGAAGGTTTATTTTATGATTCCTTTAACACAGATGAAATTACAATGCAATCTGTTGTAGATACTTTCGTTGTTGCAGGTCTTGCATCTGTTTTAATGAGTGGAGTCAACATTGCATTTACACCTAGTATAACTGTTGATACTGACATTGAAGGTAATAAAGCAAGTTTAGGTAAACTTAAATCGTGGCTTTATTATGCTGATTATAATAATCTTGTTGATACTTATGAAACATTATTAATGAATGACAAATTAACTGATGAACAACGTTCTAAGATTTTAACAAGTATGCGTAATGCTGCTACTGTTACTGCTTCTTTGTTCAGAGGTCTCGGTGAAGAACGTGTTAAAAATGCATTTGCTTTGTTTGATAAAATTAAAGAACATTATGAACTTACTCAGAAGAAAGCTCAAGCTCTTAATGTTCTGTCCGGAGATGCTCGTCTTGCTGCTTATGCTGAATCTCAGCAATATACTTATAAAGAATATTCTATTAAGTATGCTGAAGCAGTGATTTTGTCTGTCGACCAACTCAAAAATGATTATGCAAAAAGTAAAATAAATAAAAAGTCCTTATTCAAGCGTAATAAGAATAAGGACGGTTCAACTAAACGACAGACTGTTGCAGAAAAACTTGTAGATGCAGATGTAACCCAGGTACATGACTTTATTGCAAAAACAGATATAAATGATATTCAACCTCAAGAAGGTCGTTCTGAAAAACGTGTAAATCTTGCAAAGAAAATTGCAAAAGAACTTGACAAAGATGTTGCATATACTGACGGTCATAACACAGTAGATGCCGGCGATGTTCAAATGATTCCTGGTGAGTATGCAGATACTCATGAAGACATGGAAGTATTGCGTACAATTACTGAGAATGAATTTATCGATACTCTCGTCGCTAAACTTCCTAGACCTTTACTTGACCGCATTCGTAATTGGTGGAGAACTGTTCAACAAGATAAACGTAAAGGTACTTATGAAGACGCGGTGCGTGCTCTTTTGTTTGACGACAATTTCTTTGCTGCATGTTTTGCTACTGCAAATCAAGAAATGTATCAGTTTATTACTCACATTCGTGACGTATTAAATGCTGCAAAAGGAAATAAAGTATCTGACGCAATATATCAGAAAGTTATCGAAGGAGTACTTGAACGTTATAAACCCATCATTCGTGACTTTATAATTAATCAACAAAATGCTGACTTAAGTCAATTGCAAGATTTCTTTACAGATGTAGAACTTCGCGATATTGTAAAAAATCGTTGGTCATTTGATTTAACAAACCGAATACTTAATCAGCAACAATATAATAAGTTGACTGATGCAGATAAACGAATCATTGAGAATCGCATAAATTATTTGCAAGCAGATAATACAATCAAAGAACAGATTCGTAAAGATTTGCAATCAAGAAGTGTCGATGCTCGCGTTCGTGCATTGCGCATGCTTGATAACGAATATAATAACTTATTCTTTTCAAAGTATAATGACCGCATTTATTTTGAACCTACTTCACCTGCTCGCAATTACTTCAATCAGTTTATGCAAAATCTTGGTATCAATTTACTTGAGATTCGTACAGGCAGATTTAGTAAAAAATTCTTAGAACGTATCGGTAAAGTACTTGATACAAATGGTAATCCGTATACTGACCCTATTGTATTTATTCAAGAACAATTTGGTCAGTTTACTGAAAACGGTTACGCATTTGAAAAGAACGATAATAACATTCGAGTATATCCTACAGGTATTATCGACAATTCTCCGTATACTGCAGGTTCAATGGAATATTATAATGACTTGTTTGGTTTGATGCAAATGACCATGCAAGATGAAACTGGTGTTCTTGTTGAACCTTCTCGTGACCGTGAGACAATGCGTAAGTTCTTAAACAGTATTGTTGATGGTTCAAAAATAAATGATGTTACTCTTGCATTTACAAGTATTAATGATATTGTTCAGAGACCTCAGGATTATTTAAAGACTGAAGACCTCATGAATATTCGTGAAGACTATGTTGATGTAAATAATTATACGACATTTCAGTATTTGCGAGACATGCTTCTTGATAAATATGAAACCATTACTCTTGTTCGTTATGCTGATGGCCAAGTGTTATTTGCAGACATGACTTCTGCTTATGATGCTTTGTTACCGTCAATTGCAAATATGAGTAAGAATACAAATAGTATATTTGAGAAGTATGTTGGTAAAGGTCCTATTTCGATTACAAAATTCATTGACCCTGTAAGATTGAGTCCTGAATTGATGGATTATACGATTGAATTTGTACGTGATAAAAGTGGTAATGCAGGTACACATAATCCTCAAACTCATACAATTGTAATTAATAATAGTAAGAATAATGCGTTTACTCGTTTTGCAATTTTGCATGAGTTCCAACATGCTATTCAAAATGTTAATCGACTTGCAGGTGGTTTGTCTCCTTACTTTATAGTATCTGATGCACTTCTACAAGATTTTGAAAAGAATTTACCTCAATTGTTTGCAGAAAATGCATCTGTTGAAAGTAAGAAAGATTCAATTCGCTGGTTTTTGTATAAAACTGCAAGTGGTGAAATTGATGCAAATTTGTTTAGTGACTCTGTTGCTTTTATGGGTACACTTGTTCGTGGTACTGTAGGTAATAAAACTCACATCATTACACCTTGGGGTACTGAACACGATATTATTGTCAAAGAACAAGGTCAAGCTCTTGAATTACCTGATTATGATACAGGCGAAGTTTTAACAATTATTGACCTTAAAAAATATTCTAAATTTTATAAGGCAAGTCAAAATCTTTTAAATAATCAAGAAGTTGATTATGAATATCAAGAACAACTGCAAGAAACTCGTAATAAAATACTCAATGTTTCTGAAGTGAATACTTACTATAATCAATCACTTGGACAAAAGGCAATTCCTGAAAGTATTAAGAAAAATTTAGTTGAACGAGTTCAAAGAGACAATCATTTGCATAATCAGATGCTTGAAGTAATGTGGCAAGAAAATGCACCTGATATGTCATTTAATGAATTTTTAAATACTGATATTCCATTTGTGCGAATTCAAAACAATGAAAATGTTGGTGACACAGTCGCATCTTCAGTGTTAATTGGCGAAGAAGCATTTGATGCATTAAGGCGTTATACCACGAGTGGTGTTTCTGTTAATTTGTATGTTGGAACAATTAAAGCAAAAGATGTTATTGCTTATATACCTGGTGATACATTGACTGAAGCGTTGGTTGATTACGATAATGTTAAAAATGCAAATAAATTTACTGTTGTAAAAGATGCTGGTAAAACATATGTGGTTGATGACAACAATACATCTGTTACAAAAGCAGAAACTTGGTATGATGGTAAAATTCACATCGGTGAAATATTTACTTCGGATATGCAACAGCGAGTAACTTCTTTGGACAATGAATTACAAGAACGTGTTAAAGAAGGTAAAGTTCAAGTATATGATGGAAGTGTTATTGCTGACGGTGAAACGATTTGGATATTGCCGAATGGTAATGCTTATGTAATATCCAACTTCAGAGATAATGTTCGTACAGAATATTATCTTGACTTTGTAACAGAATTATTCTGTTTTAACGATGAAGTAACTATAAATTTACCTTTGCATATAACAACAGATGCTTTTACTCAACTCAATAAAATTGCAAAGCAATCTTTAAATAATTATCCAGTTACTGTATCAACAGAACATGTTGCGGGTTTACAGGGAATAGAACCTATTCTTGATATAACTTTATCAAATGATTCTCCGGTTAGTCAGCAAATTCAATCTTATGTTAAAACTTATAATAATGCAAGTGAAGCACAATTTAATGTTTTACGTAATCAAGAACATTTAGAATATGATGACCAACCTGAACAAGAACAAAAACGTAAACCTAAACAACGTAGTGCAACAAGTAAACGTGGTGCGAAACCTCGTGCAAATTCTGACCGTACTTATGTTTCTAAAGCAGCTTCTAAAGGTACGAATCTTGCAGCCTTTGCTGGCAGACGCATTGCTCTTGATATGCAAGGTTTTATAATGGAAGCCTCGCCTACACGGTTACCTGGTGAATTATGGGAAAAGATTGAGAACGGTACATTAAATTATTATGATGTGCATTATTATTTCCGTTCTCATCATGACATTGATAATTATACGTTCCAACTTATTCGTAAATACTTTTTTCCGAATTCGTGGTTTAAAACTAATGAACAATTACGTAAGTTCACTGACCTCGACCTTGCCTTCTATTATGCATTACAAGGTGTATTGTACGAAGCAGGCTTTGATTTAGATGTAACTAAACCTATGAAATTTGAAGATTTCATGAAGTTATATGAACAGATTTCGCAAAATCCTTCATTCAAAGACAGGCTTGATAAGAAAGCCGCACACTTCATGGAAATCAAAACTTTCGATAAAAAGACTAATAGTTATAAATATGAAGCTCTTGATATTGACCAAAATCATTTGCGTGTCGCAGCAATGGAATTGATGGATGGTAGTATTGATTCTGCTGCGCATATTATTGCTCTTGCTCGTGCAATTGCTTTATCATATCGTTATGGTGAAGCTTGGAATACTGCAGACCTTAATAAGAAAAATAAGTCATTGCAAGATACAACCAAAGGTCATAAAGCAGATGCAGAAGATTCTGGTACTTTAGAAGATATAATCGAAGATGTTAGAACTTCTCAGGATATGATGACTCAATCTCTTGAAGAAAAGATTGCTACAAGTACTTATGCTCAAAAACTTGAACTTTTGTTTGAGTATTATGGTGATAAACTGAGAAAGAAAAATCCTGATTATAAAAATTGGTCTGAACAAAAACAACGTAAAGCTGCTCAAGCAATTAAAAATAAAATCGATAGTTTAACACCTGAGCAATTTGACAATATGTATCGCAAAATTCTTGCTAAACAAATGGGTGTTAATTTTACAGAAAAAGCAATTGAAAATGATAATGTTGCTAAACCTGTAGATAAACGTAAAAACATTGTAGCAAGTATTAAACGTTTTGCAACAACAATTAAAAATTATCGTTCTGCCGACCAGTGGAAACGAGTTCCTGACGAATATAAACAATACTTTGATGAAGATGGAAATCTTAAACAAGAAGTATATGCTCGTGTTGAACTTAAACCTGATGCAAATGGTAATTATCCTAAATTGCAAGAAATACAGTCTAAACTCGGTACACTTGCCCAAGGTTTGAGACGAGGCGATTTCAGAACTCAAACATCTACTACTGCTTTTAAACAAGCTCAAAAATACAAAGAGATGTATAAAAAGCAGAAAGAGACAAATCAGAAACTCAAGAATCGTTATGCTCTCGTAAGTGACAATAAAAATCTCATCATTCAAAGTAATAGTCGAGAGTTTAAAGCAACTGCGGGTATTGCTATGCCTGATGTATTGCGTAAGATTTTTGATACTGAATTTGAACATACTCGTCAATCGAAAGTAAAGTTTATTGCAGACCCGAATGACAAACGTGCTATCTTCAATCAAAAGTATTTCTTCGAAGTTAACGCAGATACTTTAACGAATCTTACAAAAGATGATGTTGAAGAAATTATTAGATTCTTCGATAGTGCAATTTTGTTGGAAGCTAACCAAGAATCACTTGATAAATTCAGAGTATTCAAAATTTATTTGCTCGCATACTTCATTGACGAAGCTCGTTCAGGTCGTTGGGATATTGATTCTTATTATCTTGAACGTGCCGATGACATTTTGAATACTGTATCTACAAGTGCTCGTGAACTGGCTGCTTGGCGTAGTGTATTGTATAAAGTCAATCCTAACAAAGTTATCATTCAAGCTCTTGCAAGACGTCTTGACGTAGAAATTGACGAAACGGATGTCGAAAATTTAACTGAAGCTACAAAAACAGGTGATGTTCGTAAGATACTCAAAGCTCAGCGTGAACTTGCTCGTAATACTTTGTATCGTTATAAAACGGTCGGTGATACAGAAACAACTAATCATAGAGCTGTAGATAGAGTCACTAAAAAGTTAATCGACCAAACTGGTGTAAATATTAACGACATTATAAGTAATCCTGAGCAGTATTTCAATCAAGCACAATTGAAAACTATTCGTGAAGAATATGGTAATACTAAAACTGATGTATTGCATTTTGTTCAAGATTTTGTAATGAATAATACAAATGAAATTGCTGTAATCATGAAAGATGGTAAAGCAATATTTGTAGATTTCACTGCTAATAAATCAACAATAATGAACAAGATACTTACGTTCCAGAAAGCAGCAATGTTATCTGGTCCTGCTACTGCTATTCGTAACCAAATTTCAAATATTGCAATAGAACAAGGTAATAAAGCAGCAGAAGTATTCGGTAAAGCATTTGCGAAACCGGTCGAGAAAGTTGATAGTTGGATTCGTAAACTTATCAAACGTCCTCATGGTGAACTTGCAGTAGAACAAATTGACATCATCGGTGTAAAAGTTACGGATGGTGTTAAGGATTTCATACAGAAACAAATCATTGAAACCGGTGTATTTGAGTTCATTTCTGAAGGTGCAAGTAAGTATGATACTCGTAAATCTCGTACTTATAGCGGCATGGATGTTCTGACAGATATGGTTGTAAACAACATTGTCAATGAAATTACGCGTGGTAATACTTATAATAGTGATGTAATGAACTCAATTATACAAACAATTTTTAGTTGGCAGTCTGATAATCGCTATATCAATCGTACTGCAAAACGTTATCTTGGTAAATTGTTAACTGCACAAAATGTTGATTTGAGTAAAGGTTTATCTGAAGAAGTAATGACATACATTGCTGAAGCATATAAACTTGCAGCATTTGACTATATGCACAAAACAAATGTAATCAGTGAACTTGAGAACAAACTTCGTGAACGTGCTCCTAAAGTTTATGCTGGTTACAAAATGATATTCCCGTTCATACCTACTTCGTGGAACTGGTTTGTTGAGAGTATCAACTGGAGTCCTGTTGGTCTTGTAAAGAACATTGTACAACTTTGCAGACTTGAGAAAACAGTTGATAAACTTTTGCTTGACAGACAGAGAGGTCGTCAAACATATGACCCTCGTCTTGCAAAATATGTTATCACTCGTAACGTCGGTAAAGGTCTCATGGGTTCATTACTTATGGGACTTGGTATGTTGCTCGGCGGACTTGGTGTGTTCCAGGTTGATGATGACGATGATAAACTCAAAATCAAAATTGGTGACATGTATTTCAATATCAACAACATATTTGGTACGTCGTCAATCATTCTCGGTGCTGAGCTTATGAATCCTCGTCAGGGTAGCATCAGCGAAGTTCTTGAGGCAGCATTCGGTGCAATCACTGAAGATGCATGGCTCAATGATATTGCAAACATGTTCTCTTATGGTGCCGACAGTGTGTGGGATGTTTTGCTTGATAAACCTACGGATATTCTTGGAACTTTTGTACCTAATTTCTTGAAGTCACTTAACAAATTGTTCTATACGCATGAAGTTAAATACGACGGCGGTTTCTTAGGTAACCTTGAATATCTTGCATCTTCATCGATTCCATTCCTTGCATATGCATTCCCCAAGAAAATCGACCCGTTCACCGGCGAAGTACAAAGTAAATATGGTTTGCCTTTTATTTGGGACTTTTTAGTTGACTTGATAAATGTTGCAAGTCCGATGCAAGTAAAACCTCATGTAGTCAGTGAACAAGAAAGAGTTGCAATTGAGCTTGGTCTGAACAAACAACCTCTTACTGGTAAGTATGACGACATTGGTCAAGTTGATTATACAACTCTTAATATGAAGTATGGTTCTTTGAATCAGGCTGATTTGATTAAACTTTTAAATAATCAAGTTAAATACACTGTTGAAGAGGAAGACGGTAAGCGTCGAGATAAATACTGGAGGCAAATGACCGAAGAACAAAAAAAGACTGTTGTTGAACGAATAATGTCCAACAACAGCCGATATGCTAAAATTTATACATGGACTCAGGCAGGTCATAAGTATTACGCTTCAAATAGTGAATACACAACACTCAAAAAATTAGGTATTACTAAGAATATCTTTAAGGGCGATAAAGGTTTCGTTGCATAAGTCTTTTATGCAGTCTGTCAATTTCCTCCGACGTATCAGCAGTAATATCTAAATAGTCGCCAGATACGGAGCATCTTATTAAAAGGTGCTCCGTATTTCTTTCTATTAGTCCAACCGACTTGTGAATGCCAATGTTCATATCTTCAACGTATTGCGCTATATCAGCGACATTTTCAAACTCTAATGGATGAAATGCGCCGATATCAATCCGATACATAATGAGGACGAGGTATACTCCATCTCTGTTTGACTGTAAATTGTCCGTTGAAGATATTCATTTTTATTATCTGACCACAACGACTACAACATAAAGTTTCTTCTTGAGTTAGTGTCGGTCGTTTTCCGACATATGTAAAACCAAGTTGTATTTCATTCCCACATTGTTCACAATATATTGTATAATGTTCTGTTTTAACTTCTACAAAATCATTCATAGGTAACCTCGTTAATTCTAATATATAATATTTATTTTATGAATATCTTATCAAGATTATTATTTTCGTGACAATATTATATATTAAAATGATTAAATTTCATATCGGAATTTATTTATCGATTCGATTTTTCCATTCCGCAATTGAGACCATTGTATATCGAGAATATCAATTGTTCGTTCAATATACCACATATAATCAAGTTCTTTCTTAATGTCGTTGAAATTATAAGCGCCAAGACTTTCATTTACGACTAAGCAATTTTCAGGAATATCTGCAAACTTGAAATATGAAGGCACACCTTTATTCATTTTGATTTTATACAAACTACCATAATAAGTATTTTTCGTTGCTACAACTCTATTACCTTTGAACAAAGGTTCCTCATGACCATTTGCAAAACGTTGTATCACTCGACTGAATGTTGGACCTTTCTTACAATATATTGTGAAATCATATAACAATTTGTCGTTCACAATATACTTCATAATATCTGTTCCGTTTAACAAATATTCTTGAGCAGCTTTTGTACAAACAAATGCACACAATCCGGATATTGTTGAATTGCCTTTATTCAATGCACTATCAGATAGCCAGCCACCTTTGATTTTCTTTGAACCATCTTCTTTGATGAGCATATAATTGTTAACGTCACGTTGCCAGATTTTAGATACATAATCGAATTCAAGAATAATGTTTGTCATCTTAGTCCATTCGTCACAAATAACCTTAACTTTATCAAAGTCGGACTTTCTGAAATAAGCAAGAATACCATCTGTATTCATTTGTACAATCTCAAGACCATTTACTTGTCTAACGAGATTTGCAGCCAATGCAGTCAAAATCAATTGACCAACGCGACACGTTGCTAAACCTTGATGACGGTCATATAATCCGAGATACCTGTTGATTGATGCACCATATGTTGTATTGAGTACAAGTTTATAACCACTTACAAGTTTTATTTCAATTTCGGTTTTATCTTTTTTATGTTTCAGTTTAATACGTGTATCAAATATATCTTTAAACAACTGAGGATTCTCAACACCACGACTGAGATAGTGAAAGAATATCAACAGCGAAGGATAAAAACTTGCAGCATCGAGGTTAACAAGAATCCAATCTTCGTCACTTTCAACATATAAGTTCTTTGCTCTTGTTGAATGAATACCACCATTACCAAATAAAACTTCGTTGTTGAAAATAAACTCAGTTATTGTTGCACTTGTCGGAGTATCTGAGTTTGCTTTGAACACGTATGGATTATTAAGTACTCTATCAACAAGAGCACTTCCCAATGCATCATAAACATATTTGCGAACAAATCCCGGCAATTCAACTTTGTCACTGAATTCATCAGCATATTC